AACTCAAGCGTAGAGGCGCGGGGAAACTCAAGCGTAGTGGCGTGGGAAAACTCAAGCGTAGAGGCGCGGGGAAACTCAAGCGTAGAGGCGTGGGGAAACTCAAGCGTAGTGGCGTGGGAAAACTCAAGCGTAGAGGCGTGGGAAAACTCAAGCGTAGTGGCGCGGGAAAACTCAAGCGTAGTGGCGTGGGGAAACTCAAGCGTAGTGGCGCGGGAAAACTCAAGCGTAGAGGCGCGGGGAAACTCAAGCGTAGTGGCGTGGGAAAACTCAAGCGTAAATGTATCAGATAATTCTCATGTGCTAGTAATTGGAGAAATTAATAATCGAGAATTTAAACAATATGATAATGGAAGTATTAAAAAATATATAGATATTAAATATGATAAATCTGTATTAGATAGATTTAAAAAAGAAAATGGAAAACAAATTTTATATAAATCAGTAAACCCAAAAACAGACTGTGATTTTTATACTGGTAATATCAAATACGCAATAGGTGAAGAAGTAATCGCGCCAGACTTTGATCCTAATCCAAATATAGAGTGTGGCAACGGTTTACATCTTTGTTTTAACGCGATAACAACACAGCATTTTAATAAAGGCAAGATATTAAAATGCCTAGTTGATCCAGAAGATATAGTTGTTTACAGCGGAAACATTGAGAAAGTACGTTGTAGAAAGGTTGTTCCAGTTGCGATTGTTGATAAAAGAGGCAATGTTATATGACAAAGATCGACTGGTCAGACGAAACAATTAACCCTTTAGGACACGGCTGTTATGGTACAGGTACTAAAGACAATCCCAAGATATATCCCTACTGTTATGCCGCTAAAATGGCTAAAAGGAACATGAGAGGCTGCGATCTATGCGCTAAGTTTATCCCTCATACCCACTTTGAACAGCTTGATAAATTAAAGCAGTGGAAGAAACCCAAGACAGTGTTTGTGCAGTCAATGGGAGATTTATTCGGAGATTGGGTATCGGACGAATGGATTGAAAAGGTATTCGATGCGTGTAAAAAAGCTCCACAGCACAGGTATTTGTTTTTGACAAAGAACCCAAAACGTTATCTAAAGTTATACGATGAAAAGAAATTTCCATACGCTGAAAATTTTTGGTTTGGAACAACCTGTACAAAACCAAGTAATGAATTTACGTTTGTAAAGAACACCCCCTATAAATGCTTTGTAAGTATTGAGCCGTTGTTAGAACCGTTTGGAGATTTAGAAAACGGCGAAATGCCAGATTGGATAATCATCGGGCGCGAGACAGGCAATCGTAAAGACAAAATAATCCCAAAAAAAGAATGGATAGAAAACATCGTCAACTACTGCCGTGAAAAGAACGTACCTGTGTTTATGAAAAATAATCTAGCTGAAGAAAAATGGTGTAAAGATAAGAAAACAGGCGAGATGATTTTAGTGGAGCCCAAAGTCTGGGATGAGCCGTTAATACAGGAATTTCCATGGAGGGACGAATAAATGTACTGTCAAAAACAATATATTAATGGAATAGGTGAGATTTATAAAACACGATTAGGGTTATACACATGGAATTTCTTTTTTCCTAAAATAGAAAAAGCAATGTTTAAAGGAATATCACTGTCATTGTATAAAGCTATTAAAAATTGTGATCAAGTGAACAGTAAATTAGCAGGATGGGTAGTATTATGAGAGAACATATCTATCGAGGTAAACGAATTGATAACAAAGAGTGGGAATATGGCAATTTAATTATTGACGGTAATTTTGCATATATTATTTTACTTGAAAATATTGACAGATATGATCGCCACGAAGTCGACCCCGAAACGGTAGGTCAATTCACAGGCTCACTCGACAAAAACGGCGCAAGAATATTTGAAGGGGATATTTTAGCCTCTGGTGAAGGGCGAGTGCCTACATTAGTTGAATGGGTTAAAGAAGATTGTGGTTTTTACATTTTTAATCTTCAGAGAAATAGAGAAAGAAATCGATTTGATAAATATTTTAAACCATTTGTTGGTGAAGTAATTGGCAATATCCACGACAACCCTGAATTATTGGAGGCAAAATGAAAATATCTGCTTTAGATAATCCGTGTTTAAAATGCGAGATACACCCAGATGTTTGTCAGGATATATTTTGTTTAAAATATAATGACTTTAGAAAAAATATGGATGATTATCTCGACAAATTAAAATCAATCTCTATATCAAGTAAGGCTACACCTATAAGGAAAAGGGGGAGTAAATGACTATAAATATTAACAACGGTGAATTAACGGCATTACGTTATGCGTTAGATTCTATATTGGAGATGTCGGGGAACTTGCAGTACCAAGAAGGATACGACAATGAATTTGGAACACAGTGTATTATCTGGTATTTGCGATGATTGTGCAGCATTTGAAAGTCAGTTTGAAAATATATGGACTGAGCTTAGAACGGAATATCCAGAATTATTATTCACAGATGAGGAGGAAATATGAGAGGAACGGTAGAAGAAAATATCTGCGAAATGCTAGATATGATTGAAGGTTTGCAGGCACAAATAAATAAGCAGCAAGAGACAATAAATGTTTATGGCGAAATATTACAGAGGTATGAAGAAAAAATCTATTACCTAGAACATGGCGAGACAGGGAAAGAGCTATGAGCGCAGACTCTTTGCTACTGCTTTTATTATATACTTTACTATTGCTTTTAATATGGTATGAAGAATTTTCATCGTTATTATGAAGATTTTTCATGGATATCTGTGAAGAATCTTCATAGGTAGTATGAAAATCTTTCATAGGTGATGTATGAAGATTTTTCATAGATGATACAGAATAATTACAATAACGTCCTTTTTTGATCTTAATAATTAACTCCTTTTCGGAAAGATTTTTGAGTGTAGAAAGAGCTGTTCTTTGTGTGATTCCTGTCCGTTTTGCTATATAATTAGAGCAATTCAGGACCCTTATCGCGCGGTTTACCTGAACCATATTGAGATTGAAAAAGATGGAGACCCTAGTAAAAAGTTTCCAGAAGATGATCCAGAATTTGAAGGAGGATTGTATGTTAATAGAAATTGATAAAGATTTATATTGCAGTGGTAATAACTACAAAGACGGCATATGTGAAATAGATGAAGACGGCGAATGTTTAAAAGAAGACTGCGAATATCAATGCTGTCACCGCAAATACCCCACGCCGGAACAATTTAAAGAAGAGTACGGCGAGGAATGGACAGGCGCAGTTTATTCGATATGTACACACAATTGCGGTGAAAAAAGAAACTGTCTTTACAAAGATTGGAGTGAAGAACGTCCGATGAAGTCGCCAACGTCATGCGAATCGTATCTAGTACAAGTCTGTGCCTGCACTCCCATTGGTAAACCGCCTGCTGATTGGAGACCTAAATGACTAAATTAAAACCGTGCCCTTTTTGTGGTGATATAGCGTCCATAGCAACAAATACTGATGGTTTCGGTCGTGATATGTCTTTTTATGTTAGGTGCGAAAAATCAGGGCATACACTTACTGCTGATAATTATGACACCGAAGAAGAAGCAATAGAAGCATGGAATAAAAGGAGCAAACAATGAGTTTAAACGAATTACGAGACAAAGCGTTTAATATCGCGCAGGAACACGGGTTTCATAAAAAACCTTGCGATTTGCCAACACGTTTAATGCTTATAGTTTCTGAATTATCAGAAGCTATGGAAGCAGATAGAAAGGGTATATGGTGTCATAATCCAGAATTATTGTCTGGAAAACATTTATTAGAACTAACAATAAATGAGCTTCAAAAAAGTACTTACGAAAGCTCTGTTAAAGGCACGGTCGAAGAAGAAATCGCAGACGCGATAATCCGCTTACTTGACCTTGCAGGTGTTTATAATATCAACCTCGATTGGCACGTAGCAGCAAAGATGGCTTATAACGAAAAAAGAGAATATAAGCATGGGAAGAAATACTAGCGTTGCTAGTTAAATATTAATATTGGAGGGTAGAGAGAATGAAATGTTTATGCGGATACGAAGGGGAAGATTTTATACCTTTAGAAAATCAAATGGTATTTCAACGTGGAAAAGACGCAAAGCTTCCTATGTATATCGCTAGCGATGACTTAAAAAGAGTTTACGCCTGCCCGAAATGCGGCACGTTAAAAATCGAGGCATCCAATGAAGCAAAATAATACTTATTTACCAATAGGCACTGCTTTAATAGCCGTTGAATCTAAAAGCAGTTGTGGCGAATGCTTTTTTGGTGATGAAAGAAAATGTTTAGAATGTCATGCAGAAAAGCGTCCAGATGGTAAAGACGTAATTTATAAATTAACAGTATTAAAGGAGAATTTATGAGCCAAACGCTTAAAGAACTGTTAAAGCCGCCGTTTAAGGCAGATGGCGGCAAAATAAAAGGACAGGAAAATCATCCATATTTAACCGCCTTTTATAAAAATCTAGCACAAGGAGTAAACTATGATAATACTTATCTCGAATGGATCGCTGCCGCCCTCAACGAAAAATACGAGCGAGACTTCTCTGAGCCTATGAGATGGATAAAAACAGAGCATGGTTGTAAATGCCCAAAGTGTAAGAAAAAACTCTTAGGAGCTAATACCGCGAATGTTTATAAATACTGTCCTCACTGCGGTCAAGAATTGGATAAACCTTATATAAGCGCTTTAGACCTACCACAAATAAAAGAAGCTCTTGAAAAAGCATATGAATAAACAGATAGATCAACTTGTTAAAGAATTATTAGAAGCTTGCTGCTTGCAGATAAGCGAGACAGCGATTAGAGAAATCATAGATGAGGTCTATGAGATTGGTTTTAAAGATGGAAAGGAGAGCGAATGAGTAAAGCGATATTAGTAATAGAAGCGGAGAAATCCTGTCACGCCTGCGACATATCATTTGTTTACCATGGTGAAATGACTTGCCATTTTATCACGCCAAACGTAGATGAATATACTACTTCACGCCATCCCGATTGCCCTTTAAAGATAATTGAGGACCCAAAACCCGGACTACCGGCACTAGATAAATTTTTATATGAGGTGGCTAGCAAGAAATGAAACCCCAAGGCGCAGGCAAGCGATCTTGCAAGGCTTGCAAACACCTGTCTTATCACATGGCGCACGGTTATCATTGTGAAGAATTCAAAGAATTCTTAGAACAGGACCAGAAATGCAATGCCAAGAGATGCAAAAAGTGTTTGAAAGATAATAATTGTTAGCTGAAATTACTTAACAAATGTTAATATATTTTCTTAACTTTTTTTGAAAAAAACATAAATATTTTATAAAAACACTTGACATAATATAGCGATATCGCTATAATAAAAGTATAAGATTATTAAACAATCTTATTAATTTATTTGCAGGGCTTTATTAAGTCCGAGGGGGAGTTATGTGTGAAGCACAGTTGATTGAATTAGTTACTGATTATGATGAAAAAGATTTTAAAAATGCAGTTGAAGAAAAACTAGAAGATTTAAGAAATGAAAAAGAAGACGAAGTAATTCAAGAACTTGCTGATAGTATAGGAATCGAAGAACTGACAGTTAGAACAATATTAGAATATAAAGGGATTATTTAATGACAGCATTAATAATACAAGAAAAACGAACAGGTAAACAAATAACATTGTGGTGTAAAAGCTATAAAGTTTACGAAAACCAAGTTGAAATAAACATGGGTGGTTTTACCAGAATATTTAATTTAAGTAAATACGATGTATGGGAGGATGAGTAATGTATCAAATTTTAGAAACAGGAAAAAATGTAAGTCTAATAATCAGTTCCGACGCAAAGAAATACAAACCGCATATTTTATACGGAACAGTAAAATATGATCCGGATGATAATTTCATGCCAATTAATCGACCGAGATTAAAAAGACTACACGAATCCCTGATAGAAGAAGCGCAAAAATTATATGATACAGCAAAGGAATACTGGAAACCACAAAAAAATCTACCTAGCGAACCGGCTTCAAAATTAGAGGAACTTATTGCTGAGTCAGTATCAAGAATTGCCGCTGAAAACATTGTTGAAGCAGTTAAGCCAAAGTTAAACAAATTCATAAACGAAACGTATGGCGTATTGCCTAAATTATTAAGAGTTCAAACACCAACCAGTACAAATGTAGTTAAAGGAATAACGCACGAAAAGTTTGAAACAGTTTTAAAAATCGTCAATATGGATATTCCTGTATTCCTAACAGGTCCGGCAGGTTCAGGAAAGAACGTAATCTGTAAGCAGGTTTCCGAAGCACTTGGAACTGAATTTTACTTTTCAAACGCAATAACCCAAGAATATAAATTAACCGGGTTTATAGATGCAAACGGAAGATACCACGAAACGCAATTCTTCAAAGCCTTTACCAACGGAGGAGTATTCATGCTCGATGAGATAGACGCTTCAACTCCGGAAGTATTAGTTATTTTAAATGCTGCGATAGCTAATAAATACTTTGATTTCCCTACAGGTAGGGTAGAAGCACATAAAGATCTTAGAATAATCGCCGCTGGTAATACTTATGGTACAGGAGCTGATTTGGAATATACAGGAAGATACCAGTTAGATGCTGCATCCTTGGACAGATTTGCAATTATCGAAATAGATTATTCGATAGCTATAGAAATAGCAATTGCCGAAGGTAATACAGATTTGGTTAATTTCATTCACTCGTTCAGGAAATCAATAACTGACTCTAAAATCAAATTTACTGTTTCTTATAGAGCTGTAGAAAGACTGCATAAATTAGAACAAATCTTTGAAAGATCTGAAGCGATAAAGATAGCTATTTTAAAAGGACTAGAAGTAGATGATGCAAGAATAATAGCTAATAATATGATAGCAAGCTCATACACGAGTGCTTTATTAAAGGCGGTAGCATGAGAGTAGTTAAAGAACAATTTAACAGTTTAGAGGAATTTATAAGAACAATAGACACTAGGAAAGTGAATAAAGTATTCGAATGCCGCAATAGTTTAGAAAGTCAAGAGCAAGGTTATGATTTCACAGGTACTAATAGTTATGAGGAAGCAAGCGAACTAGCAATAAAAGGATATAAAGAAGGACTAGAGCAATTAACTACTCAAAAATTAGAAAATGAATTCAATTCAAAAGTTAATAAAAATATCCAAAAATCTAGTATTATTGGTTTTACTCCTCATGTCCCAAACGCTATTGCTGGAATACCATATAGCATGATAAGCAAAGATGAAATAAAAAATACAGTTAAAGCGATTACAATTACTTACGGAATGGGAGAATGTGAAAGTGAAAAAACATCCAGCTTCATTGAATGCGGAAAAAAAATAATAAGTTTAATAAATAGCTTTGAACTAAGTGGATACAGAGTAGCGATAAATGCTTTTGTAGAAACTTACGAACCTGAAGAAATAATAATTTGTAAAATAAGATTAAAAAATCACCGACAACCATTAAATTTATTAAAGTTATCATATGTTTTAATTCATCCCTCTTTTTTAAGAAGGCACTCGTTTAGATATTACGAAACAGCCGACATTACTTGCGAAAGATTTAGGAGTGGATATGGAATGCCATTCAGAGCTTTTAAAAATACATATTCTGAAAAAATAGAATGGTTAAAAGAAAATAAAATAATAAATCAAAACGAAATATACCTTGATTTAGATGAAGTGAAAAGAAAAGATTTAAAAGAATTAATTAATCATATAAAAGAAAATTTAAATATACAGGAGTAAGAAATGGAAAATTTAAAAGATGAAATTATTAAAGATCTTGTCAAAACGATGTTATTAAAAGGAGTTGAAAAAGAGTCAAAGAGAGATTATTACGATTAATCTAAAAAACTCAAACAGTATGATTACGAAAAAGGGTGCGAATTTAATGAAGGGCAATTCGTAACACCCAAAGAAGACTCGAATAAAAAGAGAAAAAGGGAACCAATGCTTGTTATTGAAGCATTTTTAAAAAGTCAATACTTACCACAAAAAGAACTAGGGTACCCATTCATTCAATACGACATGATAATTAGTGAAGTATTACACGATGGAAAAATTGTATTATATCCAGTTTTATCGAAAGACTATGTGTTATATAAAGGTGTTACCTTTGGAGAAATACCTGAATAGGATAAGGAGGAGATGTGAACTGCATAAACGGCGAATGTAAAAAGGATTGTAAAACTTGTAAATATAATCCTTGGAAAAAAGGAGAAAAAATGAAATATTTTAAAGTAACAGCATTTTTTGAAAAGCGTATTAAAGCGAGAGATAAAGAGGAAGCCAAAGATATAACTCAAGAAATTATGGAAAATGAACCCAATTATATCGAATGGACAATCGAGGAAATAAAGAAATGAAATTTTCAAATAAACTCGCTTCACTTACTCCTCCAAAACAACGAAAAGTAATGGAGCAGTCTGAAGAGCATTTCGAAGCAGTTAAACTAATGAATGATTTGGTTGAAAAGATACCTAATCTGTATGAAACAGATGGTATGGAAAGACATCCATTAAGTCTGCATTACTTTTATGGTGGTTGTGATTGGTATATTACAGAATGGGATGGAGAAGACCAATTCTTTGGATATGTAATTCTAGGAAATGATTTAAAAAACAGCGAATGGGGTTATATCAGCAAAAGCAGTTTATTGGCTGCTGGAAATGTTTACCCTGCTTTTAATCTTGATTTTCATTGTACTCATAAAACAGTAGAAGAAGCTCTTTATGAAAGAGACCCAAACTATTTCTCTAAATACAAGGAGGCAGTAGATGAGAATTAAGACAAGTGAAGTTGAGGCTTATCAGAAATTCAAAGAAGTTAATTCAAAAGATGCGTATTCAAAAGGAATAATAACCTATATAGAAAAATGGTCAGAATTAATGGAGAAAGAAATCGAGAACGGAAAGAAGCTCGAAGATATAGCTAAAACAACCTCATGCGAAGCAGACACAGATGGAATTACAGGATATATGTATGGTGTCGCTGTAAGAATTCTTTCTGGAGTTTGGGAATATGGGGAGGAATTAAGAAAGTGGCACAATAAAGAATACGGTTATGAAGGGGAAGGTTGTATAAATCCTGCCATAATAACAATAGGAGTAAAAGAATGAGAAGCAAAATAGAACTAATTATTGATTGGGAAAAATCGGAAATCTCCGGTGATGATACTGTAATTGACTCTCCAGGAGTTTTATTAGGTTACATCGAAGGCACTTTAGAAAGTAATGCGAATTTTGATCGTGTAGACCTGTCAATTAAAGATTCAAGCATTACAGAAATGGAGCAAAATTGACTATTGGACACTGTAAGATATGCGGTCGGCAACTTAAAAATTGGCTGAGTGTTAAGTTTAGAATTGGTCCTATTTGTAGGGCTGAAGAAAATAAACAAATGGAGTTATTTATGTTTCATGCAAATTATGATGTCGTCGAAATTGGAGATAATTATATCTACATCGAGGAAAGTAATGAAGGCAAAACGGTTACTAACGATGCAGAATGGGTAATTGAGCAATTACACGAAGATTACGATTTAGCTGGCAAGAGGGTATTTTATAAGGATTGCTATGGGGAAGTAGACGAGATAACTCATGTAAACGGAGTATTCAAAGGCTTTGAAACAGGAAAGTATTTTGAAGGTGGGTTTAACAAGAACAAGATAAAGGATGTTGTATGGAATGCTTAACTGAAAGACAAGAAGAAATATTAACATTCATAGATAGCTTTATAAAGAATAACGGTTATTCGCCGACTTTAACAAAAATTGGAAAACGATTTAATTTCACTGTAAAGGGTGCTTCTGATCATATAAAAGCAATTGAAAAAAAAGGATATATAAAGATAGAGAGATATTTTGATGATAGATACAGAGCAATCAAAATTCTAGCTAAAAAGAAAAATGTAGAATTATGGAGGATTTAATGAAATTAAAACAATGCCGATGCGGAAGCTCTGATATTACTAGGGAGTCTGCTTATCCAAGACTTAAATGCTCTAAAAAGAATCTTTTCTGGGTTGGCTGTAATCACTGCGGTTTTTCTTCCAAAACTGCATCAAATATAGCAGACGCAAGAGAGAATTGGAATAAAGCAATAGATTACATGAAAGAATTGGGAGCGTGTAGAATATGAAAAATACAGAAAAGCTAACAGAGATTAATGTTGTATTAACATCATATTTAAATATTTATAAAAATAAAATGCCGACAATTGATGAAGTAGCGGAGCATTGCAAAATTAATAGAACGCGGACGTATAGATATTTAATAAAACTTGAAAAATTGGGATTAATTAAAAGAAATAAAAGAACTAGAATAAAAATAAGTAATGGTGTATATTATTATAGATGTTATATTTGTAAACAGCATAAACAAATTAAAGAATATTATAAAAATAAAAATAAAAAACATGGAATAGGTTCTACCTGTAAAGATTGCACTAGAGAATATGAAGCTAGTGATAATATAAAATTATATAAACATAATTACTATATAAATAATAAAGAAGAAATAATATATAAAAATAAAACCTATCTACAAAACAGATCGCAAGAGAAAATAAAGGAAGCGCGAATTAAAAAAAATATACGAACACGAGAATGGAAAAAAAGAAATAATGAAAAAATTTCAGCAATAGAGAGTTTCCGTGGTATTAAAGCAAAAGAAATTCCGTGTGAATTGCTGGAATTAAAAATTATGCAATTACGTCTAAAAAGGCGGATTAAACAAATAGAGGAGAAGAAAAATGGCAAAGAAACTGTCTCTCGATGATTTAAAAGACAGACTGTCGGAAGCTCTTGAAGGGATGAGCATGGAAAACCCTGACGATGCTAAATTGGAAGTTGCAAGGGAAATTAATAACAACATTGGCAAGCATTTAAAATTAGCGACTGTCAAAATGCAGCATGATATTTATGTATCAAAAGGCGGAAAAGCGATTTCGTTTTTAACAGATGCTCAGTAACTGTAAACATGGATTGTCTAAAAAGTAACTTTCATGGCAATCCATGTTTATTAAGGAAAGAAAATGAAAAGAATATCCTTTGATAAACGCTTCGTTAACAAAGAAGGAAACGACCTAATCACCGGTAAGATCCACACAATAAGGCAGAACTTCTTATACTGGAAAAAGTTTGAAGGAAAGGAAGTTGCTTTATTTACATGGGAAGGGAAACCTTATAGAAGTAAGCAGAAGGTATTCTGTATAAAGAAAATTATAAGTGTACAGAAAATTGAAAAAGAAACAGGTGATAGAGAGCCATTCTGGTTACATCTTTGTGAACAAAACGAACATATTTTACATTTAAACGAAATTGCTGAAAATGATGGATTAAAAGAAAAAGAATTTGAAGAATGGTTTGATAATTACCCCGATGGGTATATGGCAATTTTGCATTTTACTGATTATAGGTATTAAACATGAGACTATGGCATTATAAACTGATTCCAATACTTGACGATAAAAGACTGATTAAACAGCATTGCGAATGTTGCGCGTTTAGAAAGAATTTATATCAGAAAGGGAATTATCCTGGTTGTAGCAAAGATACGGATATAAGCGAAATTGTCTGGTATCATTTAAAAATATTAAAAGAAATGGATAATAGAGGATTTAGATATGATAAGAATTGGCATATATGGTTATGGCGTGGAAAAAACATGGCAAACTTTTTAGAAGTTAAAAATGCAGAATCGGTTAAATGCCATGATTCACAATATCTTGAAGCCTGTATCGAGAGATTAAAAATTAAAGGATATGAGCTTACAGCATTAAATTTCTAGTATATAATAACAGGAAGGAGTTAAAGAATGAAAAAGAATAAAGAATTAGAAAAAATTGGTAGTAAACCAATAACCTTAAAGAAAGGTACAAAGACAGTTAAGAATGGTCACGCCCGATTAGAGGCAGTTAAAACAATAGGAATAAAAAAAATTCCAAAGAAGTAAGGAGTGTTCTATGATAAAGAAAGAAGTAAGTCAGATAGGAGCTTTCCTGAGAAAACTTAGATTTGACCGTGAAGAAAGTCAAGAAGACATGGCAATTAGGCTAGGAGTAACAGCACCGTATATTAGCTTGATTGAAAAAAAGCAAGCGATAACTAAACAATTAGCAGTTAAGATAATAACAATTTATAATCTTACCGGTAAGGAAAAAGACTTGTTTGTAAATATAGTATCACAAGATATTATTAATAGATTTTGGGGGAAATAATGATAATCAGAATTGAAAGCAAGAATCCGGTTTTAAAAGGATTCAGTGAATATACATGGGCAAAATATGTAGACTATTTTGATGATAAGAACCACTGTGCTAAATGTTTACAGGGCAAATGGATAAAAGATATTAACCACAGAATGGAAACAAATAAAGACATAGTATTACATTTAAAAGAAGGCAAACCATTTTATATTTGTGGAGTTGCTTATCCTTGGAACTATAATAATAATATGCACCTTGCTGTAATTGGGAAGGAAGGAGCTGAGGCAAGATTAGAACTTTACACTGGAGATATTCTAATAGTTAGAGATGCTGAACAGTATATGTTTAATGACAAGAAAGCCCGAGAGTTATATCCAAATCTTTCAGAACAGTATTTAACTTGTAGGAATTTCCAATTTGGAGCGCAGTATTTTAGATAATTGTTAGCTGAAATTACTTAACAAATGTTAATATATTTTCTTAACTTTTTTTGAAAAAAACATAAATATTTTATAAAAACACTTGACATAATATAGCGATATCGCTATAATAAAAGTATAAGATTATTAAACAATCTTATTAATTTATTTGCAGGGCTTTATTAAGTCCGAGGGGGAGTTATGAGTGAGACAAAACAAATGAATTATAAAATATGGGAAGCGGGATTAGAGTGTGGTGAAGTTGCTTTAATTACTCTCGCAGAAACCAAAGAAGAAGCAATTTCAGATTTTATCGGTTATGCAGAAGATGAAAATATCCTTGATTTAGAAAGTATACACAGTTTCAACTCAGTAGATTATCAACGGTTAAAAGAAAGAATAGAAAAGGGAAGAATAATAATTTTAAATACAATATGGGATAATAACGAACTTCCTCCTGAAGATATAAATAATTGGTATATAATAAAAATTATAAATCCTGATAACTATAAACTTCCGAATAGCACTTATTGGGCTATCGAAGAAAATATTCTTAGGTTATTAAAAGAAGGAAAAGATATAGAATTTATAAAAGATGTATTTGCCGATGCTATTGCAGAAGCTATTGAAAATGCAAAAGAAGCAGTGGAAAGAAAATTAAAATGTTCGTTAATGGGAAAATAAAAAGGGAGGGAAAATGATTCTCAGGGTTAAAACAAGAAACAAAAAGATTTACGGGTACAGCAGTTTGTGGGCAAAATACGTTACTGGTTTTGATAGCACAAAACACTGTATAGGTTGTCTCAAAGGAAAAAGGTGCGAGATAATGACAAGGGAAATTCCGCCTAATGAGGATATTAAAATCCCCTTGAAAGAAGGAGAGATATATTATATCTGCGGGGTAACATATCCCTATGTTTTAAAAAATAACTTCCATTTTGTCCTCAGAGGTAAAGAAGGCGGTTATGCGGAACGCGAAGATTACAAAGGAGATAAATGGGAAATAGAAGGAGCTGAAAGGGTATATTTTGACGACAAAGCTGCACGGGAAAAATACCCAAATCTAGGATATAAATTCTTACGTTGCCGGAACTTCCAGTTCGGGGTTCATTATTTCGAGAAACTTAAAAACGAAACTCAGAAAGAATTATTTTAGATGAACGGGGGAAAGTAATGGAGGAACTAATTCTTTTGCATGATATGTATATTAACGATCTAATAACTAGAGAAGAAGTTTTTACAAAACTTAAAGCCATATTTAATAGTGATCGTGCTGTTGAAACAATTTTGAAAAAATGGGAGGGAGAGAATGATAAACAAAAAAAACTTGAAACAATAAATATGCTTGTCAAAACAATCGAAAATATTGACAGCATATTTACTTATGGGAAAAGAGAACTTTATGTTTTACATTACAACAATGGCAATATGTCAGATATATCGGCAGAGACTATTGACAATGCTCTTTCAGCATATAAAGAAACCCTAACAATGAAACTAAAACAATTAGGGTATGAAGAAAACTATGTGGAAGTAACGACTAGAGGTTAATACGCTTAGGCATGTAAATAAAACGGAAGTTACTGAATGTTTAAAGTAGGTGATTTGGTAAAATATCTATACGATGATACTTATGGAATAATTGATAGAATCGACAATAATAAATACAGTGTGCGTATTATAAGTTTACCTGAAGATAATACGACAAATGTTCCTGGTGGCTATATAAATTCTTCTATGCCTACTATACCAACCAGAAGACTGGAATTAGTAAATAATATCGAAGAGCAATTAAAATTAAAGGAATTACTAATGGACGGTATTGATTTTTATGATAATAAATATATGCCTTGGTTAAAAAGTGGGAAAACAGGTACTGCTATACCGACAATACCTAAAAAACTGATACGAACTGTAACAAGAACAAAAAATTATCCGTCAAGAATAGTCGAGCCACTGATAAATCCATTAAAGAAACCTGCTTAAAAAAATAGAGCTAAAACTTGACATATTTTCAATAATATGTTTAAATAAGGTAAATACGCTGACTGAAATCAGAGGCGCATCTATCCTTCGGGACGGGTGCGCCTTTTTTTTATTTAGGGAGGAAAATTGAAACAGTTAGAAGTCACCTGTGATGTAAAAGAAAGAGTGGATTATAAGTTAATTATCCCCTTTCAAGGTAATTTAAAAATAAGGAGCGATAGAGATATAGAAAAATTATCCGGCTCCTTATTAGAATACGGGATTTCATTTCCCTTTTTTGTTTGGGAACATGAAAGTAAATTAGGCTGCATTGACGGACATGGAAGACTGGAAGCCCTTGAGCTTTTAGACTTAACCGGGTACGAAATCCCGCCTGTTCCAATAATAAGAATCTTAGCGACCAATGAAACTGAAGCAAAAAAGAAACTTTTATACGAAAACGCCAAATATGGTGATATGTCTTATGACTCAATAATGAAATTTACCGAAGGAATGGAAATCGACATGACAGAATTCTCCCTTCCAAGTGGGAGAATGATATATGACGATGGTTCAAGATTCGACCCCGGTGCTTTTACGATAGAAATACCCAAATTTGGTAATGATGATGAAGTCTCTGTTGAAGGAAGTGGTTTTGGCGCGAGTAGACCGGTTCCAAAGAACGAAATGAATAAATTCAAGATAGGAAAGACTGTCTTAATTTTAAATGATGAAGAAGCAGGGCTGTTAGCCTATGCCATCAAAGAATATCTCGTTAGAAATAACGGCTTATTCGGTTTTATAGCTGAATTAAATGGGAGTGAAATATGAAAAAGTCCAATTTATCCAACGCTGAGAGAAAAGCGAAATGGAGTCACTTAAAAAGCGCAGGAAAAGATTGGGACAGAGAAAACGGCGGTCCCGGAAGTGGTCCAATAAAAGGCGAGCCGAGGGGACCTTATGGGAAACAAGAAGATTTAGAATCAAGATATAGCGGTAAATTAAGCGATGATGAATATAAAGAAATAACTAAAGGATTCAAATTTGCGATTGGCTCTGATAAAGCTCCCTATATCGAAGAAATAAAGCCAAAAATTGCTTATGTATTCAGTAAATCCAAGGTTGACGACATTATTAAAAAAGGTGAAGGTGGTTCAATTCCATTACCTGATGGAAGAAATATATTTATAAGTAAAACAACAAAATAAGGAGAAATTATGGACGGAAAATTTGTTTTAGAATACGACATTACAAAAATCAAACCTGCAACTTATAACCCAAGAAAAATAACTGAAGAGAGTCTTAAAATCTTGGGTGAATCAGTTAGAAAATTGGGAATCGTAAAGCCTGTTATTATCAGAAATGATATTATTATCGCTGGACACCAAAGGACAAAAGCCCTTTTAGCAATTGGTATCAATACTTCACCTGCTTATTTATTAAACGAAAATGTAAATACTTACGATGAAATGACCTTTAACCAGTTACATAACGGTACTGATATGGACACCGGCGATGAAGAAGCCTTCGTTAAACCTTCAGATCAACTTGGTTATGTAGAGAGCGAAGTAATTTCCGGCAATAAATATGCAAGCGGAGGCACGATAAGAGCTGAAATATCAAAAATGGTATTAAGATTTGGTCCCTGGGGTGCTTGTGTCGCTACGAAAAGCGGCAAAGTAATTCACGCTGCTCAATATGCTCTGGCTTGTTATATGCTTCATATTCCCTGTAGAACTTATTACATTAAAGACGAAGATGAAGAACTTTATCTATCTTTCTTGTCTAAGTCTTATGGGGAATTCAGTTACGACCATATTAAAAAAGACCCATTTGTTCAAACTTATGCTCAGCCTTTAAGACTTTCAAAAGACCCAAAAGCAGTAAGAGAAAATCGTGCGCCGACTTATGAAAATAAAATAATTCCGTGGTTAAAAGCAGACCCGAGTATCAGATATTTAGATTTCGGCTGCGGCAGGGGAGATTATATCAGGGAATTAAAGAAGGGCGGATTCAAAGTAACCGGTTTGGAATTCTTTAATAAAAAAGGCGGAAAAGGTCTCGATATTGAAAAAACCCATTTAATGGTTGATGAACTCGTCCAAGAACTCAAAACTAAAGGCAAATTCGATATTGTAATGGCTGATTATGTTTTAAATTCGGTTGTTACAAAAGAAGCGGAGAGCGATGTCGTTAATTGCCTTAACATATTTTGTAAAATGGGCGGAAAAGTTTTATTCTCTGGTCATAGAATCGAGGAAGTAAACCGTAAGAAACTCGCCAAGACAGCAAGAAATAAAAAACATATGCCTACGGTCATAGAATTCCTTGATGATAATAACTTCACTGGATGTATTCATAAAGGATATTGGTTCTTCCAGATGAGCCATACCGACGAACAAGCCCAAAAATTAGCTTTGGATCACGGCTTCGAGATAATCGAATATTCAAAGCCGGGGTTCTTCTGGTATGTAGAAGCGAAGAAAATCGCCGAAATCCCGGAAAAAGAAGCAAGAGCTTCCATCGAGAGAGAATTCAATATGCCATACAACACTGAAGAGACAGTAAGATTAAATAGACATAAGGAGGTTTTAAATGTCTTATTCGGGGAAAATTAAGAAATCATCGTTATCCAATGCTGAGAGATATAAAAAATGGTCTCATTTAAAATCGTTTAAGAAAAACGGCGGACCTGGTTCTGGACCAGTAGAAGGGCAAAAAAGAGGACCTTATGGAACAACCGAACAAAAAGAAAAACTCGATGCAAAATATCAAATATTTGTATGCTCAGAAAAAAATCCAGCCGGTGAGAGAATCTCTGCGGACAAAGCATTTGAGTTAGGCGGAGGTGCAGTATTGGCAGCTGCATGTAGCAGAGGTTATTCGTATGGAACAATTCATTTGGACGATGGTCAATTTTTAACATTAAGCAGTAGAAGAACATTTTCATAAAGGAGAAAATAATGAAAATTGAAATTAAATGCAAAACTGATGATTATTTGCCATTCAGAGAGATAGCTGACTTCCAAGGAAGTTTAAAAAAACGCACTAAAGCAGATATTCAGAATATTAAAGATAAAATTATTGAGGTAGGATTCTCCTTCCCATTCTTTATCTGGAAATCTGATAAGAATTACTGTTTGGATGGACATGGAAGGTTACAAGCATTATACGAATTACAAAATGAAGGATGGGAATTACCTGAAAGTTTCCCAATAGTCTATATTTACGCCAAGAATAGAGCTGAAGCAGTTAAAAAAGCCCTTCAAGTATTATCTACCTATGGGAGAATAACAAACGAAGGACTTGCTGAGTTTACTGAAGGAATGGAAATTGACTTAACGAATCTTACTTTTACTGATTCTTATATTGATTTCTCTGCAAATGTCTTTACCCAAGCTGGAGATCTCTCTCCCTTCCAGAATCAGATGAAAACAGCTTCATTCAGGGAATATGGTATGCCTGTGTCTGATAGGGATATAGAGCAGTTTCATAAGCGTTTAAAAACCTATGTAGACCAAACAGGAACCAAAGACGGATTTATGATGCAGTATTTGGGACCGTTTATCCCGGCGGAAACCGAGGATCCGGAAGGGATGGAGGAATATGGTGAGCCGGCAGAAGACGATGCTGAATTAGTTAGTAATGAAGGCGTTGAAAATGATGAAATAGACGAGGAAATCGAAGAAGTTATCGGGGAAAATTCTGAGGAAAACCCGGAAAATAAAACTGAAAAACAATTGGAGATCTACTAATGCCCGGCGGAGGATTCGATGTTCACCCAGAAAATATAAACCGCCTTGGCAGACCCAAAAAAGGTGAGACTTTCACTGATATTATCGAAAACGAGCTGTCAAAAGAAAATGTAAAGATTAAAACAGAGGACGGCGTAACGATGGTCTCCGCAAAGGAAGCTGTAGTCAGAAAACTTATAAGTTTAGCCGTACAAGAAGGCAGTTTCCCCGCCATACAATATTTGATGAACAAACTTGACGGTTCACCAAGGCAGATGATTACTCTGGAAAGCGGGAAAAAAGAAGAAATAACTCCCGAAGAAAGAGACGCGCTAATAGAAAAGTACGAGAAAGAGCTTGCTGAAATTGAGGTGCAAAATCAGCGAGCAACCGAATAAATTAGAAAGTTTAGCCGAACTCAGGAGGTTAAAAGCCCAAAAAAATCATCTTAATTTCATTAAGTATGTTTGGGAGAATCCATCTGAAGAATACGCAATCGGTATGCACACAAGAATAATTTGTAACGCAATTGATAAAGCGATTGAGAAGTATATAAGAGGTGAAAGTTGCTTTTTAATAATAACAGTACCCTTTAGACATGGGAAAAGCGAAATTCTTTCAAGGAAACTCCCGCCGCATTTTTTAGGGTTGTTTCCTGACGCACAAGTTATCTTATGTGGACATACAGCTCGCTTTATAGAAAGCGTATCTCGAAATGCCAGAGATCTTGTAGCAACAACAAAATATCAAGAATTATTCCCGGGAATAACAGTTAATCATGCTTCTTCATCTGTACAGCATTGGCATATCCGAGGCAGATTGGGAAGCTGCTATGCCGGTGCTTTATTAGGCGCGATTACAGGACAAGGTTATGCCTTGGGGTTATTAGATGATTATTGTGCCAACAGAGAGGACGCAGAGAGTCCTAACGCTAGAGATAAGATGTGGGAAGGGTTCACTGATAACTTTATGACCCGGCGAGGTCCCGTAAGTATAACTATAATTTTAGCAACCAGATGGAACACTGACGATATTATCGGGAGAATCGAAAACGAAAAGAATAATAATGCTGATTTCCCTAATTTTGAAATTATCAACATCCCTGCATTTTCAGACGATTACCCGGAAGGAATATTATTTCCTGAACGATTCCCAAGATCATGGTATGAAGAACAAAGAGCTACATTAGGAAGTTACGGAACAGCTTCATTACTTCAATGCGCACCTGTCGTAAAAGGAGGCAATTTTCTTAGTTCGGAGCATATTCAGGTGCATAAAAGTATTGATGAATTCCCATCTATACCGTATCATAGAGTATGGGATTTGGCGCATACTGCTGCTGAGAGATCTAAAGCCGATCCCGATTATACAAGCGGCACTTTAATGGGTATTGAAAAAAGAGGAGCAATACCGCATATTTGGATAAAAGACGTTTGTAGATTTAGGATGGACGCCCCCTCCAGAGACGCAAAAATATTAGAAGTAACAGAGAAAGACGGTTCATATGTGAAGATTGCTATTGAAAATACAATCGACGCAAAGGACGCAGTTGGTACGTTACAGAAAATATTAGCAGGAAGGAGAACGGTGATCCCAATAGAAATCACAAGAGACAAAATAATTCGCGCTTATCCTTTAGAAGCAATATTTAAAGCAGGAAACATACATATTCTCGAAGGTCCTTGGTATTATGACTGGATTGCGGAAATAGAATCATTTCCCAATGGAAAGCATGATGACCAAATAGATAATTTATCCGCGGGCTACCAATTATATGACGAAACGACAGAGTTCGATGATGAAATAGTAAACTTTTTACAAGGAAATTAGGGAGGGGAGATGAGTAATTTAAGAGGTATAAAAAAACTAAAAAATGCTTTAGTGAAATTCTCTGATTTCTGGAAAAATCCGCAAGATGAAGACCTTTCTAAAGTAAAAATATTATCCAGACCTAAACGCGAATTAAAAGGAGGCTGGGCTTCCAATGAGAAACTTCTCAAAGGAATTTACACAGGCTCCAATCACGAATTCGCTTTGTCTTCATATCTTGCGAGTGGAATGGTGGATATTCCCCGTAATCTTACAGGAGTTCCTGGGATAGTATTAGATAAAGGTCAGGAAGAAAGATTAGTTAAAGAAATTATCCCTCTTTTAATCGACGAATTCCCTGTACTGGTTACAACAATGTTAGTTACTGGAACGGCTTGGAGATGGGCAAGATGGAGCGATGAACTACACAGATTAACATGGGAAGCGATTCCAGATTCGACAATCTCTGCGATTATAATTGAATTAAGCACCGGTGAAATTAAGGAAATTTATACTGAAGAAGAGCTTGAATATAATAAAAACGAAAATAAAACTGTAACTTCTACAAGAAAAAGACACATCACAAAAGAATTGATTACAGAAGATTGGACTGGTGACGTAAATAAATCTGTTCAGTATCGAAACACTTTTGGCTTTCTCCCTATTCCATTTGGGCATGATTGCTATGAAGGAGAATGGCGAGGGAACAGTGTATTCAGCAGAGTATTACGTTGGCTTAAATCAATTCACGATATAGCGTATAAAAGAGATTCGATATTAACAGAATACGAACCCAAAATCGTGCAAAGAGTAAAAAATATAAGTTCGTGGTTGCACAATAACGGGTATAAAAAAGGTGAAGATTCAGAATTTGATCCGTTTGGCAGAAAGTTTTTTGCGAATGGTCTTGATGAAACTACAGAATTTTTATTTTTATCTAGTAACGCTACAGAACAACACACACAAGCTATAAAAGACAATGAATTAAAGGTTATCAAAGGATCGGGAATACCTGAGTTATTCTTTGGTGCATTAGCTACAGGAAATCATGCTTCTACAGAGACTGACAGGCTTTTAGCACTGGAACACGTTAAAGGGTTAAGACGCGAGCTTACTAAAGGCACTCAGCAGCTTGTCGAACAATCGCTTAGAATTCTTGCTTTTATGAGGTTTACTCAGCCGCCGAGAGTATCTATTCAGTGGGGCAATTTATCGCTTTTATCAGAAGAACAGAAAGGCGCAATAATGGGTGAGTATGCTTCAGCGATTGTAAATTTACTCGGCAACGGAGCAGTTTCACAAGAAGGAGCTTTCTATTTCACGAAAGAACTTTATCCTGAGTTCCCCGCAGAAGATCCAAAAGATTACATGGAAGGGCTTAATAAAATGATAGTTGATCATACAAGTAAACTCGGACAGCCTACGTTTGAAGAAGGAGATGTTTAGTGAAAGGTAGTAGGCTTCAGAGATTAAAAGATATTTTATCATTACGAAATATATTGTTTAGAAAAGAAATGATTCAATATGAAAAATGGAGACTTTGGAAAAGCAGAAAGTATCGTGAAACTCAGCAGAACTGACTACTTCAAAAAGCAAAAAGAAATCGGTATTCTCACCGAATACGCAGAGAAAGAAGCGTCCAGAAGAATTCGTGCTATTACTCGTGAACTTGTTCTTCCACTTGTTGCGGATTATGCAAGAACTGGATTCCTTGTTTACCCGACAGAAGAACTTGCAAAACAAATAGATCTCATTATTAGAGAAGAAGCTGCCAAACCAGTAACTAAAGCTCAAAATCTCCAAGAAGACATGGAACAATCACTACAGGAAAAACTCGATATATTAGTAAGTCATTCAGTACCGGAAGAGAACGAAAAAGTAATTAGACTTCAGAACGCAAGGAAGCCTGCCGGCTCTATTGTTAAAACAAAAGGCAGAGCCTTAGGTTATCGCAGAGATCCAATAACAGGAAATATTATTTGGGATGATCTTCCCCTTGAATATGAATTTAAGAAAAGAGCCAATCTATCGCAATTAGTTTGGGATGCTGTCGAAGAGCAGGAAGAGAATGTACTCGGTGTTATTCATGGAGGAAGAGCGTTAGGACGTAACGTAAAAGACATATCAAAAGACCTTGAGATTTATATAAATTACCATGATGGCGGTGCAAAAGTTGCAGGTCGATGGGGTAAGATGTTTCCCAATACCGAACAGGGAAGAAAAGACGCGCTCAAACATCAATACTTAAAAGAACATGGCGGATTACAATACGGCATAGATGCTGCAAAAGCACTTTTAAGACAAGATGATGCAAAAAAGTGGGTTAAACAGAAAATGGCTGAGACGACACAGAGAGGCACGCCAAGGCTTCCGTCTGCTGTAGCAGGGTATGCAAGACGTTTAGGTGCAGCAGGACTTGACCACAGGGCTATACGCATCGCTAGAACAGAAACTACAGCAATGGTCGCAGACGAACAGTTAAAGATTGCGGGTAATTCTGACATATGTACCGGTGAGATGGATTTTGTTATGGAACGAGGAAGAGATCATTGGAATTGCAATTGCGAGAAGTACGCTTCAATGAATCCGTGGAAAGTAGATGATCCGGACAGACCTGATATTCCTGTTCACCCAAATTGTATGTGTGAATGGAGACCGAGATTAAAGACAGATCAAGAAATTGTCACTTCCTTCAAAGAAAAGATGGCTGAAGAATTGGGGATTGTAGAAGGAACACTAGAAAAGCAAGAGATGTTGGATAAAATAGATCGTGGTATGTGTCCTTATTGTGGGAAGGCTTTTAATGCGAAAAAAGAAAACAGTGATAAATGTCCTGTTTGTGGAAAGTCTAGTGGGAAAATTGGTGATACAAATGGAATTACAACAATTACTAGTGTGAGAGAAATTGACTTTAATGACAGTAAGGCTGTCAGACGAGAGATAAATATATTCCTAAATAAATTTAGTAATGATGAGATTGAACATTCAGTTGTTGTTTCAAAAAGCGGAAAAATTTATGAACTTAATGGTAATTCCTTTAGAGTTGATACACAAATAATAGGTGAGGATGAATTGATTGGTAGTATTGGAGCACATAATCACCCTGTACCAAAATCATTTGATAGAGGTGATTCATTTAGTTTAGATGATTTACTTTTTACCGCAAAATATAAAACAGGTAAGGAAACCTTAACATCTGGCAATCGAAGAGATGCTTTTGAATATACTGGTAACTTGTCTAATACTGAGCTTAAAAATATCTGGTATAAAACGAAAGATAAAGTAAATGAAAATGCGTTTAATAATAAAACTGTGATAGAATGGGAGCAAGAAGAAATTTGCCGTGAATTAAGTAAAACATTAGAAGGATTTAAGTTTTATGAAAACATTTGATGAAGAATATGTAGAACTTGTAGAATGGTGCAAACAATCACTCGAAGAAGCTGATGAAAATATAGAAAGCCAGCAAGATATTGGTGATGTAGCTGCTTCAAATATAAGAAACGAAGTGTGGCACGAATGGAACAGAAAACTTGTGACGTTAAAAATAAAACATAATATTCCAATTACAGAACAGGAAGAAAAATGGAGGACGCATGAGCAACCGTAAACACAAGAAACTACGCCAAGTAGTAAGGCGCGAAGTCGGCGATAACAGCCAGAACTTTCTGAAAGCTATCTTGTTCTTGCCGTGGTACAAAAGAATCGAGTGGGCTTTAGTTATTATATTCAGGCTAGGATATAAAGATTTATTTACGGAGGGCAAAAATGACGAAAGACCAAGTAATCAAGATCGCAGAAGTGCAGCTCTTGTATCTTCTTAAAAAGAACACGGCTATTAATTTGATAGATCTATGTCAAAACGAAATATGGGCAGTTGGAGAAATGCTTAATATAATCATCGGAGGGGACGATGGAACTGAGTCAAGAACAAGTCGAGAAAGTTAAATCGGCTGTAAAAAAAGTGGGTGATTTCGGGACCGTTACCTTAGTGATAAGTGATGGTATTATCGACCTTTTAACAGAAGGACGGGAAAGAATTCAGAGTAAGAAAAAGCTCCCGGATAATGCTTTCAAAACCGCTGGATGAATGGTATGATAACCTTATGAAGTGTGACAAATGCTCCAAAGAAATACAGACAGGAGAAAAGTTTAATTTGAAACCGGATAAAATGAATATGTACGCAAATATTAACTTATGTGAGCAATGTACGGAAAACAAAGGCGAAAAGACTAATGCTTATGCTGGCGGTGTTGTTAAAAGCCAAACTAGCGATATATCAACTTTATTACTGGATAACTCTAAACTCCCTAAAGGCTTTACTTTGAATATTTTGAATTAACTGCTTGACAAACTATAATAAGTTTATGTAGAATTAATATATCGCTGACTGAAAAGCAGAGGCAGATTACCTTTTGGGGTGGTCTGCCTTTTTTTATGCCTAAATCTTTTTGGAGGGGAAAATGGTCAAATTAACAATCAACGGGGACAAATCATCTTGCAGGGAATTTCAGAACATGGCTCAGGCTCTGGCTTATGCCTATGCAAACGGGCAGTATTATGCTGCCAATAAGATTGAGTTTATTACGACAGGCGTTGAGGAAAAAAAGGAAGAGCCGATAATTGTTCTGCCTTCCCCAGACAACACAGTAAAACCTGTAAAAAAGCTTGAAGAAATGACCGATGTGGAGCTTATTAATCATGCAAGGTCTTTGGGAATTACCAAGACTTGCAAAAACCGTGAAGGTTATATTGCAGCAATTCTCGAAAAAGAGGCAGACGAAGTAGAAACAGGCGTGATAGATCCAGATCAAGTCATTATATTCACCGAGATTGACTTGAACGAAATGGACGAAGAGCAGCTGATAGATACATATTTTGGAGTAACAGGCAAAGAACCTGGTCCCGGCGTTAATGCCGAGTTCATGATTCAAGCAATTCTCAGAGTACAAGCTGAAGGAGATAAACTTGATAACCAGAATTAAGTTATTCAACGAAGCGTTAAGGGTTCGCATGAAAAACGAATCCCTGCCTCAGCTTCCGGCACCTGATAAAGTTCCTGTTCTGATACCAGAGAAAGCCAGAGAAGCAATCTTTGTTGACGGTGCTTATGAGTTTGTCGAGGCGATTAAATATCCAACCGAAGGAACCGGAGGAATATATACCAAAGAATATTTTGCGTCATTAATTGATTACATGAAAAATTATCCCATTCCGGGAAGTAAAGACGGACACGAATCGCAAAGTGACGATTTTTACACGGTTGGCGGTGAACTTCAAGAAACAAGTAACGGCGAAGGTGTGTGTTATTTTCACATGGTTGTCCCTCCTGAAGATTTCCATGGTGGGTCTAACGCTGGTTTAATCAGATCTCTTAAAGCCGGTGTTCCTGAATTATCTCTCGTAGCAGATGTTGAACCTGAAAGAGGAAACGATGGTAAATCTTATTTCAGGAAAGAAATGGGCAGACCGAGAAACGATATTGTTCCTGAAGGTGCAATGGAAGTGACGATTAACTCACTTGATGAAAAAGAAATCATGGCTCTCATTAAAAAGGGAGCTGTAGATATGGACAGCGAAAGTAAAGAACTTGTAAAAAATGGCAAAGTGTATCGGAAGGCAGCGGTAGCCCTGCAATCGACTTCTGAAAAAGCAAAAGCCGGACGGGTTCTCAATGCAATTGCAGTCTGGAAAAACAAGAGTATGAAAACTCTAAATCCAATTAGGAGAAACGGTATGTTAAGAAAATTCCATAACGAAGATGGTACTGAAACCGCTCTGACAAAAGAAGACGTCATTGCTTGGTTAAAAAACGCCATCGCCAATAACTCGATCACTTCGGAAGAACTGATGAAAGAAATTGGCTTTGAAAATAAGCTTCGCAAAAGCGAAGACGACCAGAGGGAAGAACTCGCAGAGGCAATTATCGAAACTCTCGAACTTCCAACTGAATCCACACCCGAACAAATCATCGAAGCAGTAAAAGAAGTTCTCGAAGAGAACGAAGCTGTTCAAGATGAATTAGTCGAGGCTGCTGCGAATGAACTCGCGAATGGCAAGAAGATCACTAACGCTGAAGGCAAAGAAGAAGACAATCCTTGTTTCCTTTATGCAAGAAACCAGCTCAGTGGTCTTCGCGGCAAGCAGTTAAACTCTGCTGCTGAAAAGCTCAAAACCGATCCTGTTATGGTCACATTGAGATCCAAGCAGGCAGATACAAGAGTAAATGCCGCAGTTAAATCGGACGAAGAAAAGAAATCCGAATTAAAGATAAGGGAGTGCTAAAATGAAAATACTTGGAAAGAAAGCGACGTCTGATCATATTCAAGTTCTTGCTTTTCCTGCAAAGAAAGAAGCTGGTGAGCTTTGCAAATTTGGTAGTCTTGTTGGGTTTGCCGATTTAACCACGGAAGCAGGAGCTTCCGGGACTGTTAATGTAGGTAAACAAATTGCTGTTTTCCAGATCGAAAATAGCTTTGGAACTCCAGCAATCGGCTCTGATGTTTATGTTGCATCAGATGGAACTTTAACAACCACAGCCGGTACTAATAAATTACTTGGTACTATAGTGGCGAAAAACGGCGATGCCGTAGACGTAGCTATAACAGGCTAAGGAGAATAAATATGAGTAAATTACTTAATGCTGAGAAAATGCGGAAAGACCTTATAGGTAAAATCCGCAAAATCAAAATTTACAACGGAACTGCAAGTGATAATCTTACCACAACAGATTCCGCTGTTGCGAACGAAGAGCTTATCAAAGTTACTACTGAGAAGTGGCTTAATAGTGCAGGTCGTGAGCAAATTCTTGTTGAAAGAAAAGCTCTCACCGACAGAATGAAGCTTGAAAACGAAAAAGCTGAAAATAATTCAGTTGGGTTTTCCAAAGCTGACATTGCTGCACTTGCAACCAACCTCACAATCGACTTGGTAAGGTCTGCTGAAGAAAATCCGGATTACGCCGCTGTTCTCATGAACGAAGTAGTTGATGAGAACATGACCGAAGAAGTCAATCTCTTGAATCATATGCCGTATATTGGCAAAGAGGAAGAGATGAAAGGTACTGGCGATACTGTTCCGCTTATGGAACCTGCATTACCTGATAAGGTAGTAGTCGATCTTAAAATATTAGGTTTTGGTGATAAAACTCAATTACGACAATTGATTTTTAACCCATTCCATAAAACGGAAAGAATTATTGAAAGTGCTTCTCGAATAATTGCCGACCATAAGAATAAAGATTTATTCGGAGATATTTTCGGAATTGCCTATGATGCTGAGCATTCACAGAATGCTGATACTGCCGGTGCAACATATGATTTAAGAATGTATAACACTTTAAGAGCAGCAATCAGGAAAGCTGGCAGGTTAATTAACAAACCTCTCGGCAGAGAGAACGCTAAGTATAGTCACGAAATTTACCTTTTGGTTAATCCGCTTGATTTAATTGATATTCAGCCGATTGTTAATGGTGCTTTACAAGCTGTTGGCGGTATTCAGCAGCTTGCATCTTCACTGCCGATAGATGGAATTATATCTTACGGTTGTGGACTAAATCACGGATTCAAGTATGGAAAGGAAATCTTGTCTTATCCAGGGGTTCCTGCTGGTAAGGCTTACGTTTACGTTAAAGTAAATACATTTGGTGCGTATAGACTTATAAAGAGAAGCGAGACAATGGATATTGGCGCAGGCGACGTTCTTGCTCTTACTTCTGAGCATAGAGCATGGCATCGTATTCGAGGTATTTATACTGATTGGGTAAAACCAAAAACAGAAGGCGGAAAAGCTTACGGTGCGGTTATTGAAGTAACCCTGCCTGAATATAGCTAAGATAAAGGCGGGGTTTCCCCCGCCTTTATCTATTAAAGTAAGGAGTAAAAATGAAATTAGTAGAACACGGAAAATTAATTACAGATGAAGAAATGAAAGAGCTTCGAGAATTATCAGCACCTTTAGTAAAATGGCTTCAAGATAAATTTGACCCGCATAGCTCTGTCATTGTCGAGCAATCATTTGTTAAACTTGTGAGAGATGAGTGTGGTATTCCTTTTGAAGTAAAGGATTAGTAATGACCGAAGAAGAACTCCTACCTATTATTGATATTCGGCACTCTATTGGAGATCCGATAACAACGGATTTTATTTTTCTAAAAGAGCCTGAAGAGACAACAGAAATTAAAACGGAGGAAGATGATGAAGAAGTAATCGAAAAACCTAATTTATTTCCTGAATCGCCTCTCCAAAACGTAGCTTATACAACCGGTAACGGTGAATATAAATATTGGGATGGAATTGAATGGAGAAATTATCTTTTAAAGTTCAGTGATAATTATATCAAAATGCTTTCCAGCCACATGGGTAGATTTAATGCGTCGATAAGATTAATTAATAATTTAATTGCACAGATTGATCCAACTGACTATATTACTTCCGGTAATGCAGGCGGGCAATCTGTTAGTTTCTTGTCATTAAGTGAAATCTTACAGTATTATCAAACGCTCAAAGAAACTTTACTTGAAGAGCAAGCAGCAGAGGAAGGAACAAATTCAGGGTTAATGCTCAAAACTAAACGACGTGCTGTAGGCGGAGTAATAGAATCTGATGAATAAACTCTACCAAATGCGCCGAGGTATTGAGAAATTAATCGACATTGACCGTGAAATTGGAACTGTTGTAAGAATTGCAACAGTTGATAATGGTCGAGGTGTTTCAATCCCTGATGGCGAATTTAAAGAACATAAAATTATTTGTAGAGTAGGGTATCAATCCGGCGGAGTGTGGGGAGCAAGGCAAATTGATTCAGGTTTGACAATTGATAAAACTCCTTTTATTCTGGCAAGATTTGATACTGATTTAAATAAAGATGATACTTTAACATGGAGAGGTAGGAAGTATACTGTCGGAGTTGTATCAAGACCTGAAGAATTCGGTGGAGCTATTTGCACGCAAGCACCTTTAGTCGAGGTAAAAAGTGGAAGTTAATCAGACCGATGTAATAGCAGCCATAAAAAGAATAACCGAAAGATATAAGGAAACAGTATGCACCAAATTTGCCGCAGAAGCAGAGCAACTAGCTAAAGTAAATGCTCCATGGACTGACAGAACAGGAGATGCAAGAAAACTAATCAAAGGTGTCGTTTTTGAAGAACCTGATGCAATCGGAATCAGACTTTTGCATAGAGTAGAATATGGACCGGCTTTGGAAACAAAAAACAGCGGGAAATATGCAATTTTAAGACCCACAATAGAATCTTTAAGGTCAGAATTCTTTTCAGTATCGAAACAGGCTTTAGGAGTTGGACAATGAGTGTGAATTCAGAAATAATTAAACGCTTAAAGACCGGGAGTATAAAGAACGTCTTATTATTTGGAGACAGTTTTGATAAACAAGAGGTTCCTTATGTTGTGGTTAGACCGATAGCTTCCGGAGACCGTAAGTTATACCAGATTATTGTTCACATGAATCTAGGATTGCAAGACCCATTGGAAAAATACCTCTTAAATGAACTCTCAGAGCTGCTTAAAGAGCCTTTACAAATCGAAAGTAATATAATCACAATAAGAAGCACTGGAGCGTGGTTGGGACCCAATGTAGACGAATTTGATGATACATTAGTTATGTCCAGAGACTTCTTTGTACCTATGATTATTTAGGATTTTATATTATAATCAAGAAAAGGAGTTTATTTATGAAAAAGATTATATTATTAACTTTGCTTGTATTTGCTTGTTTTTTATTTGGATGTGCATCTGGTAGCAATGGGATAATAACCTCAAGTAAAGATACAATTGACGGAAAAAGGAAATGGGAAAAATTAGTATTAATTCCAAAAGGAATGTCATTTGATACAACTAAAAATATGGGTTTAAATATTGTTCGCGTGACAACAAATGGTAAATTAACCGCATATTATTTTGAAGCTGAGATACATACAAATAATTGGATTTTTATTGAGAGTATAACATTAAAAATCAATGATACTAAATATCGTTTAACGGATGATGATCCTGATCGTGTAGTAAAAAGTGGGAATTATGTTATTGAGCGTCTTAACATAATTATTTCTCAAGATATATTAAAAAAAATTAAGGAAGCAGATACAATTACGGCTGAATTACATAATAGGGTAGAAATAATAAATCCGGAAATATTGCAAAAAATGAAAGAATTTATTACTGTTGACAATTCATAGCACAATATGCTATAATAATTGCAATAGAATTTAGCTGACTGACAAACAGAGGCGACAGATAACTTTGTGGGGAAACCTACGGAGCTTTCTGTCGCCTTTTTTATGTCCAAAACCAACGGAGGAGAAAATGATATTAAGCAGAAAAAGACTTTATGAGCTGTTTGAAACTAAATGGCTAATGATGAGGCAAAATCCGGGCGGGAAATCCGCTTATTTACAGGGTTATTTACTCGGATTTACTGGAATAGTAAATATCGCTGATGCGCTTACCGACAAAAAAGCAATCCTGAAATTAAAGATTGGCAGTGGTGATGTTCAAGTAAGAGAAGTAATATTTGAAACTTCTGAGATTACGGTTAACGAAGCGGTTGTTGCTCTGAATAAGGCTCTCTTCAGAGATTGCGTTTTCAGTATTGACGATACAACAAAACGGTTAAAAATTTCTGCAAAAAAATCTGTAAAATTTATCCAAATTTACGGCGACCTTGCCGCAGCTTTAAATTTTGGAAACTGTAAGTTAAACGAAGGTAAAGGTCTCTATATCCTGCCTTCCTTTGAAGGCGATCTTAAATCAATTGCTGAAACTGAACAATGGAAAGAAGATACCGTAATCGAAAATGATTCTCCGATGGGTGCGCCTGTAAAACTTACCATTCCAGGGAAGAGAACTGGTTCTCAAATAGTTGTAACAGACCGATTAGATTCGAGAGCTGCAAAGCAAATGATAAATGGAGGACGCTGGATAAGCGGAACTATTGATTCACCAGATATATACGAACCACCTACAACATCCGACAGTGATTCAAAAAAGGTAGATGTATTTACCTATTCTAAAGTATTTGAGAAAAATACAAACGTAGAAGGCGACGAACTATTTGTTCGTGAACGTATGTACATAGGATGTGTTGGAAAAAGAACGCAAACTGGTGGCGCAGGTAGTTGGAAAGACGGTGAATTCACCTTAACAGCAGCTGATTACAAAGACGAAGATGGTAACGATTGTGCTTCTCCAAGAGAAAGCGATTTTACGCAATCACAATGGGACGCTTTACATATGAAAGACGTGATTGTTGAAGATTGGGAAGAGTTTGAAGATATTACCGAGCCGGCGAATCCAGACGAAATCGCTGTAATAAGTGTGAGTATAAATAAAAATTCTACAAGTATCATTGAAGGTAATTCTGAAACTTTGGTTCCGACAGTTTTGCCTATTAATGCAACTAATCCGAAACTGGTCTGGGATTCAAGTGACCCCAATGTTGCAACTGTTAACGAAAATGGAAAAGTAACTGCTGTTGCTGAAGGTAATTGTAATATAACCGTGTCTACTGTAGATGGTAATTATACTGCTGAATGTGAAGTTGAGGTTACAACTGTTTAATGTTCAAGAAATTTATCAAGGAGGCGGTTGAGAAAGCTCTTGACCGCCGAACTGTAAGACCAGATAAAAATCTCACTGTTGAAGGGTACCATCCTCTTTCTGAAATTATGGGCGTAATGTATGAATGGCTATTAATCCCATTTAGGGGAACAGAAATATTAGTTGAAGTTAGGTATCCTAGATCTACTCAATTACCAGAAGTTGATAAATTAAATTCTATTTTGGAAAAAAGAAAAACAAAGTATTCAAGGCAAGAAATTATTGATTATTTAAATTTGCAAGAACAATGTTGCGAGGCTGTCTTAAATCGACCAACTTTCCAGGAACTCGAAATTGCTATTTATGGTAAAGATAAAGTTCTGGAGAATAAAAAGAAACAACTAAAAGAAATTGAGCAGCAATTAAAGAAATTATCAGGAAAAGAAAAAATAGAACTGCAAAAAAAGTATAACGAAATAGAACTTTTTGCAGGTTTTATTCTCCCTGACGATACTATGCAAACTTTAACTAAAATTGCTTTAGGCATTGACCATTCTGATATAAAAAAGCTTACGAAAGAGAAATTAATACTTGCTTATAATAAAGCAAGATTATATAACGGAAAACCATCAGATTATATACCTGGATTATTTACTGATGGAGATCGTCAAAATATTGATGAATACGCAACATTATTGGGAAGTAAAGAAGAGTTAGACGCTAGAAAAAGGAGTAAATAATGAGTACTCCTGAAGATGCTGGCTCGATTTATGCTGAACTTCGGCTCTCGCTTGCTCAAATGGAAAAAGATGGTCTTGCCGCTGATGCCGCATTACAGAAACTTGCTTTAAAATTTAAAACCCAAGGCGAATTGGGCGGGAAAATGTACGTCCAAGGAGTAGGTAAAGCTCAAAGAGATCTAAACATGAGATTAAATAATATGGTCTCAAGCCTTAATGGTATTTCTCCAAAGATGGGTAAATTAGGCGATGCAATTGCCAAGGGTTTTTCTAAACCAATTTTTGCAATGGTGCCTGCTGTTTCAACAGCTTTTACTATGATGCTCGGTGCTATCGGACCTGTTATAGCTTTGGTTGGAACATTGGGTGCAGTCGCCGCCAGAGTAGGAAAAGAAAAAAGAGAAGCGGCAAAAAAAATAAAGGAAGCCTATAAGGAACTAAACACTGAAATCGCCAGAACAAATATGCTTATTCAAGCCGGTCAAATGACGAGTGCAGGAAAAGCGAGAGCTGAAGCGGTGGCACAGGAAAAAATATTGAATGCTCTTCTGGAGGAAGCGGCAAGACTGACTAAAGGGCTTACTGAAGAACAGATAAAGCGATATAGAAGCGAAGGTGCAGCGAAAGATTTGGTAGAAAAAATAGAGAAAGAAACCCAAATATTAAAAATAAAAAAAGAACAAGCGGCGCGAGCTGAGTCAAGCGAAGAATCAAGTAAAAGAATGCGTTCATTAGGTTTAGAAATTAGTGCAGGATTAGAAGAAGAAGCAAACAGAAGAAAAAGAATACTTGAAATTGACGAAGAGCGATTAAGAAGCATGATTGAAGCGAAAGTTCTTATGGAAGACAACTCAGAGTTAACCGAAACGCTGATTGAAGGTTATAAAAAAGGAATTGCGGAACAAAAAGAGCAGATTAGGCTCGATGAAATACAGAACGAAATACTTGTCACTAATGAAAAATACGCTCTTGCTAAAGCTAATGCAGAACAACAAGTAACTGAAAAACTTATTAATCAAGAAGAAGCGAATAAACGAATTGCCGCAGCTGAAGCAGCTCGATATTCTGATCTCGATGCTATTGCTGATAAATATAAATTTACAAAAGAACAAACAGAAGCCTTAGTTGGAGCTTCTGCTAAACTTGTTAAGCAAGAGCAAGATAAAGTATGGCTTTCTTCAATTCAGAAAAAACAAGAAGATGAATTATTAAAAATAGAAATAGAAAAATTGAGACTCAAAGCTTCTAATGCTGATTCAGAAGACGAAAGAAATATATATCTGCAAAAAGCCCTTGATTTAGAGAATGGATTAATAAAAAAACAAAGAGAATTGGAAAGAGAAGCAATTATAAATTCAGTCTCGTTTAAATCGCAAAGTGAAGATGTTAAAAACAAGATACTTAGTGATTTTGATGAAATAACTGTCGGTATGGCAAAAATAAAACAAAAAAGTGGAGACGAAGGAAGTAATATATTTGAGCAAATAGTCAATTCAGACTGGTGGGATATTGGGCAAGAAAGCCTCAACGCTCTAAGTAGTGTCATGGACGCTTCTCTTGAAATAGCCAGAAGTGCAGCTGAAGAAAGAATGGCTCTGATAGATAAAGAACTCGAACATTTATTAGAATCACTTGAAAAAGAAAGAAAAGCGAGATTAATAGCAAATGGTTTCGCTGTAGAGAATTCTGTTGAATCACTTGAAGCTCAGCTTGAAGCAGCAAAAAAGACTGGTGATGAAGTGCTTATTTACCAGACAGAAAGAAGATTACTTGAACAACAGATAAATGATGAATTTGACGCAAAAGCTAAAGAAGCGGCAGACGCAGCAGCACACGAAAAAGCTAAAATTGATTATAATTTATCTAAACAAAAATATGCTAACGACATGATAAATGCTATTAATCATGGAATTATGGCGGTATTGCAAGCATTATCTTCAGCTCCACCCCCGTTTAATATAGCTCTTGCAGCAATATCCGGAGCTGCTACCGGGGCACAAATAACCGCTCTTTCCGCTAATCCACCAAAGCCGCCAAAATTCGAACACTCTGGTATTGTTCCTGGAACTAGTTATTCCGGAGACAGAGTAAATGCTTTAGTCAATTCTGGAGAATTGATTTTAGATAGAGCCAAACAGGATAATATTGCAGATCAGTTAACAAACGGCGGAGTGATTCGCGCGACATTTATAATAGTGATGGATAAAAGAGAGCAGGCTAAATATACAGTAGATCTTCTTAATGATGGTATTTATGAAATAAGCGAAAGGGCTATAAGGAAAAGATAATGTTTGTATACCATAAGAATAATAAAGCAATGTTAATATCTAATAATCCAGTAAAAGAAGGATCGTCGTTAATAAATATTTATGATCCTGTTTTAGAATTAAGGGTAGATTTTGAAGATAAAAAAGTTGTTATATGTGGTAATTTCAATATGGATTTGATTGAATTGGACTCACTTTGTATTGGTTATACTAATGCTGACTTATATAAATTTACTGCGAAAGATGAAACTGTATCAGGCAAATGTAACAATAAAATAACAATTCATAATTTTGATACAACTTTAATAATAAATTCATTTGAGTTAGAGCTTGAAGGAATAGAACCAATTTATCTTGGGTATTTATTTACAGGACAAAAGACAGTATTACCAAGATTTATAATTGGTTCTTCCAATAGTATTAATTTACCAAGTGAATCAAGTAGGTCATTTGGCGGACAAGCGTATGGTGCCAGAAGAAGAACATTAAATAATTTCGCTGCTAGTTTTAAAAGAATTACAAACGAAGATAAAAAGCTTATTGAAATATACATTGATGAGGCATTAAATACAGAAGCACATATTATCGACCCGTATGCTGAAGCAAGAGACGAATTCCCACCTATGTATGGGACTCTTTCGATTAGCGATCTTCCTTTTGAAAAACGTCCAGAAAGTGGTTTTTTCTGGGATTGTAATTTATCGTGGAGGGAAGCAAGATGATAAAAAAAATATTAGAACCAGATGCAGAAAGTGCAAATTTGGAAGATTGGTATGCACTAATACATCGAACTATAGCGCAAGGTGGTGGATATAATCAAATTATGATTACAGATATAGATAAAGGAACATCTCGTGAAAATACAAAAGTGAAAAGCGGATCAAGGTTTGAATTTAACAATACTTTTTATGCTGTTGACAGTGATACTGAAATAGAAGGACTGAATGATGTTAATTATGGATGGGTGTATGTCTATGCCTATTTAGATCCAAACGACGAAACAGCCGGAATTGACGGAACTGTAAAATTTAAATATGACAATAAGCCTATATGGGTATCAGAGTTATGTGGATATTATAAAGGTAATTCGAGAGCATTAGCAAAAATGTTTAGGCATTCGGACAATATGTTTTATAATAAAGTTATTCTATATGATTTCAATTCACTATTAAATAATAATTATAATAACGCACCAGCTAGCGGCGGAACTTTAGTTACGGATTTAAGTAACGTAACTTCCGCACCAGTTTGCACAATATTAAATCTAAAAAAAGGATTATATCAATTTGAAATGTCCGGCGGTCAAGGAGGCAGAGGTGGAACTGGTAGTAATGGAGCTGCACAAGATACAGACGCAAGCGTGCCAATTACAATAACTGGTACATTTAGAGTACATGAAGGCGATGAAGTTATTGCAAAACAAGGGCAGGGTGGTGGCGACGGTGGAAACGGAAATTATAATACTGTTGACGGATCTACAATGAGAACAGGAGGTGGAAGTGCCGCAAATGGTGGAGCTTCTTTCATTAAAGTAGGTAATAAATATTATACTGCGCCTGGAACTCAAGGAACAGCCGGAACAGACCCCGATAGTGCTAGCGTAACGAAAAACGGCGCAAGTGTTAATTTACTGCAAAAAGAAATTGATTTTTCAAATGAACATCCTTCAACTTTAACAATTGCTGGCAGACAAAATGGAAATGCCGCTGGTAGTCTATCAGCTTCCTATGTTTCTGGTCCGCCTAACTATAATGTTGTAACTGTTAATGTAAACGGAGGTGCAGGCGGTACTTATAACAATTCAAGAAACGGAAAAATTAAAATATATAAAATATGGGAAGAATTATGAATGTAACTATTGCTGTACCATCGAAAAACAGACCATATGGAAGTACTTTTAAATTACTTGAAAGTGCTAATGCCAATATTGTTGTTTACGTCGATGAAAGTGAAGCAGATAAATATAAAAAAGCACTTCCACATCATTTCAAAATGAGAACGCATAAACTTACGACTATTGGAGAAATCCGTAACTTAATTAATGAAGAAAACGAAAGTAATTATTTAATTTCACTTGATGATGACATCAATAGTATTTCAGTAAGTATAAATGAATTAATAAATCAAGTTATAAATATAAAGTCTGACATCCTATTATTTTCCTATGCAGAAATAAAAGCTAATGGCGAATATTTATTTATGTCAAAAAGGTATTGGCTCGGCGGTGCTTATGCCATTATGCCTAATGTGAAAGTTTTTATGGAAACAAGACCTTATTACAATGAAGATGTGGATGCTTTTTTCAGGTGTTTAAAAAGAAATCTTGTTATAACGAACCTCCCTATTACGATAGAACATAATTCAGGAAGTGTAATCAGCAATTTTACTAAAGCATGGAGAATAATTGCTTTTGTAAACCTATATAAAGTATGGGGTGATAAACATGAAATTATGTTCGATGAAAAAAAGAAAATATACAAAGGTATTTTTGGAATGGATAAATTTCAAGAAGAAGAAATATTTTATTCGGAAAAAGGAAATAAAACCATCGAAAGACTTATTGAAGAATACAGTGAAAACTCCGAAATCGTAACACAGTTAAAAGAAACTTTAGAATATGTAAAGAGGGGAAATATAAGACCAATTCCATTATGGAATGAATATAAATCAATAACTCTATCAAATGGACTAGAAGGTGCAGTTATATCATTCGAGGAATTATATGGATAAAAAAACATTGGATTTTCATTTGTGCGACCACTGCAATTTGAATTGTTATTATTGCGACCATGTTTCCCCGTGGTGCAAGGAAAGAACACATACACTGAAGGAATTTGAAAATAACCTAATATTAGCAAAAAAGCTTGAAAACATATTTTCTGTGATTCATCTAACTGGAGGCGAACCTTTACTAGTAAAACATATATGGATTTATTTAATAAAAGTACGTGAAATATATCCAGATAAACAAATAGTATTATATACTAATGGTATTTTACTGCCTAAAATGACTGATGAATTTTGGTTTACTTTAAAGCATTATAATATCAGGCTTCACATTTCTATTTACCCGGTATTGGACAAAAAAAGCACAATGGAATTAATCACTGAAAAAGGTGTATTTGCGTATGCAAAAGAAATTAAAAAAATGCTGGATATTGAATGGGATTTTACTGCTAAAAATGGACATGAAGCATACTCAAAATGTTTTAGATGTCCCTTTGTCTACGATGGTAAATTATATCCATGTCCTAGATTGTGTCTTGCGATTAATAAAGATAAGAACTTTCCAGACATTGAAAATTCGTATCTTGACTTGAAAGATATAAATTTAAGTGAAGAAAGAATTTTAAATTTCTTAGAAAATCCAACTGTCGCTTGTGATTACTGCGTAACTCATAAAGAAAAAAACTGGAGAATTACAAATGAGAATGATTTTATGGAGAATAATTAATGGAAGATATAGTTGTTCTCGCAGAAATAGAAAAATCTCAAGATTTAACTGTATTACCAACAGCTCACGAACCTAGTATATGGAGATATTGTATTTTTGCTACAGGCAGCATCCTACCGTTTATGAAAGACACTTATAATAGATTACCCATAAGAGTAACAAATATTTTAGTTGATTTTAAAGAATATACTAAGTTTGAAGAAATAGAACAATTAAGAGCTTTAAACGAAAATGAAGGTGGTTGGGTTAATAAGGGAGCTGTTTTATATGTAAGATTTCCACATTATTTCCCACCTATTACATTTTTTTCATTCAAATATGGGATATATATTGGATTTACAAACAACAAACCAGTGCTTAGAAATAAACTAATGTTCCGTTCGGGACTTCAAAACGCTCCAGTTGTAGAACAAAGTGCAGACACGTTTAGTTATGATAAAATGAAATTTAACAGTGCCAGCGTTACATTAGACAACAGCGATGGGCATTTTGATAATATGTCTAATTATTTTGGTAATGAATTTAATCTATTGGTTGGAAATGTTAAAGATTTAGATGATGAAACGGATAATTTCTTCAATCTTGCACAGTATTATATTGCCAATTTTATTTTAAAGTTAGATAATGTCACATTCCAATTAAAAGACAAACGAGAAAGGCTTTCAGCTCGAATTCCAAATAAAGTTTTCACATTGAACGAATTTCCTTTTTTAGACGATAACAATGTAGATAAAGATATGCAAGAAGCATACGGACATTGTTTTGGAGTTCCCGGAGTTTGTTTACAAGGTAAGCAAATTAAAGCAAGAGATGGCGAGTTAGCAATAGAAGGAAATTTATCTCAATATAGATTTAGATTTGCTAGTAAAATATCAAGGATTGATGCCATCAGAGTAAAGATGACTGCTGGTAGTGTCGGTCTTGAAGGTGGGAGACCTGGTGAAACTAGACAAGTTGATGGGTGGACTACTGTATATCAAAGAGAATTACCTGAAGGGGATAAGGATCAATGGGTAGGTTGGAAATTAGGAATAAGTCAGGGAAATATAACTGATTATTTATATAAAGGAGAAATAACACTAAGTTGGGATGTTGTAAAAAGAGGAGGAAATTATGAGAACGAAATAAACGAAGTCGTGATGGACGGCGTGTTTATTGATGATGAATATATAAATGGCGGAACTGCGCAAAGAATATCGCCTTTAAGTATAATCTCGCATATTATGGAAAAATATTCGAGTGTTCCATATCTAAATAATTGGTATTATGTGAACGAATCGGGTAAAAAGGAAATCGAAGAAGAATTAGGAGAATTAAATAATACTCGACCTGAGAATGAGATTGGTATTTTGTTTGACAAATCTATAACTGTTTACGAAGCTATAGAACGAATACAAAGTGGTTGTATAAAAGGCTTTCAATTTCATGTTTATCAAAATAAATTTACTGCAAGAGTCGATAATCCAAAAAGAAAAATAAAAGGTTTAATAAACCAAACTGATATTTTAAATTTAAATGAAATCGAAATCGACTGGAATACTGAAATTTATGGTTCATTTACAGATATAGAATATAGGCATAATTATAATGATGATACAGGATGGCATTATATAGACAGAACCAAGGAAAGACAGATATTAAATTTATATCGTATTGAAAAAGCATGGGGAGTCAATACTCTTTTAGCAAACAAAGAAGGTGCTGAGGAAAAAAGCAATATATATTTGGATGATTTTCAAGTAATGCGTCCATTAATAAAAGGAATTAAATTAGGAGGGCTAAAATGGTTTAAATTATTAAGAGTTTATGATATGTGGGATATTGATTTTAGCGTTCGAGGAGACGATATAGAAAGATACCCTCATCATTTAGTAAGACTTTTAGAAGATATAGGTTTAGATAGATTTATTTCAGTTAAAAATCAAACAAAATTAGATTCAGAAGAACATATTGCGATGATAAGTGATAAAAAATATAATCTTTCAAAAAGAGAATTCGTTGGCATATTAAGATGTCAACTTATTAAAGTTTCTCCTGACACTCAAACGGGGGAAGTAACAATAGATATAAGGGTAAGGGAGGCAGTATGAGTGGTGTTAAAATAGTAGGGCAGCAGTATGAAATTTATGATTTCAGCCAAGCAAGAATAAGAAGTCTTGTTCCAAAAAAAGGTGAGCAGGTATTTGTGAAGAACACTCCGACACAAGGTGAAGTAATCGTTCAATTAATTGGTGATGGGGAAAAAAAGATTGAGGAATTAATTCAATATTCGTATATGACAAAAGAAGCTGTTGATACAGCAATCGAAAAACACAATAATTATATAGCTTCACATAATATAATATTAGATACGATAGAAGAAAGCGATACTCCTCCAGTAGAAGAAGTGCCATCATCCATTAAGTCTTTATTTCAGAGAGTATTTGGAAATATTAAAAAGATATTTAACTTAATAAATACTGAAACAAAATGCAGAATAAAGGTAATTGAAGATGAGGTTACGGCAAGGAAAGACGGTGATGAAGAAACATTAGCCGCAGCTATTGAATATTCAAACAAAGTACAGTTAGCTACTCAAACTTGGTCAAAATCTGTAAAAAGTAAAAATGAACTTCCGGAGATTGATTCGTTAACTGAAAGTATTAATTATTTGTGTCGCGTAATAGCAGACGAAAATCCTGAAAATAATGGTGTATGGCAGCGAATCGCATTTACTGATGAATGGACTTATTTTTCCGACAATCAAGATTGGATTGATGAAAATGAACTTGATACTGCAATCAACAAAGCAGTAAATGAAATAAATCTAATTGCCGAAAATGGAGCAGGAACGGATACAACAACACCTTCTATTTCAGATCTCTCTTTAAGTTCTGCACTTCAAACTATATGGGCAAAAATTAGACAAATAGGGAATAAAGTGGAACAAGGGGGAGGCGAGGATGGAAATTCAGTAAGCGGAGAATCTATAATAAGTTATGCTGAATACGACGATCTAGCAAGTAGAAACTTATTAGAAGTCTTACAAGTTTCTACAATCCAAGAAGCAATGCAAGAATTATACGCAAGAAGAAATTTGCCAGCCGGAAAAAGATTTGATGGTCTATTGTTAGGGGATTATATCGATGGTCTTAGCCTTAACCTTCTTGGAAGTGGATTAAATCTAGGAGCATGGAATGATACATACAAAAATAATCGCCTCGAAATTCTCGCATTTAATCCCTATAAAGGTGTAGGGGCAATAAATGCAGAAATAACAAAAGACCATATAATGTTTGGTTTTAGAAACGCTATAGCGACATACAGAATGAATGCGACTGCTATTAATACAGATGGATTTGTAGGTAGTGAGTTGTTTAATACGTTAACAAATGTACTAGTTCCAATACTTGAAACAAGACTCGAAGTTTCTTTAATGCCTGTTTCTTTACAAAGAAGCAAAAAAACTAGTCATAGTTGGGAAACTTATAAAATATGGCTACCATCTGAACCGGAAATATGCGGTTTTCAGACAATCGGTGATGAATTAAATAGGGAAAATACTAATTTACACATACCGTTACTGCAAAAATCATATCACAAAAGAATTAAAAAATGGAATGGCAGTCGTTATATATATTGGACATCCACACCAATGAATTCAGGTGGATCTAGTTTTGTAGTAATAAATTCTGCTGGTAATATCACCTATGGCAACGCCAACACCAATTCAATTGGTATATCACCTGTTTTTTGTATTGCTATAGAATAGCAATACACTGAAAGAAAAGAATGAAAAACAATTTTCAGTAGAAACTCTACTGAAAAAATAAATTAAGAGGGGAATTATTATGATTTATTTAGCTAGAAAAAATGAGCAGGTTATTTATCATGCAGATAAAAATGCAATGATGCAAATGGATGGTGTTTCACCGGAAATGGAGATCACGGAAGAAGAATTCTATGCGGCAGATGGCTTAATTCGTATCATCAATGATAAAATCTTTTTAGGTAAAACAAAGAAGGAAAAAGCAATTGAAAATGCACACAATGAAAGAAACAGAATTGATGCGAATTTAGTAAGACTTGACAGCGAATATTTAACTCCCAGGATATTAGCAGGAGCGGCATTAGGTGATGAATATTCTCAAAAGAAGATAAAAGAACATGACTCTTTGGCATTGCCTTTAAGAGAAGAAAGAAAGCCGTATGATGAGCTGATAAAAGCGGCAAATTAGGGTTAAAATTAAGCAATTTTACTTGACAACTTAAGATATATAGAGCATAATTAAGAAGTAAAAGCTGACCGAAAGACGGAGGCTCTCTGCAAAGATTCTAGGAAACCGGGATCTTCGCAGAGAGCCTTTTTTTGTGCCTTGGGAGGGGTGATGGAACCAATTAATACTGGAAATTTAATAATATCTTTAGCTTGTGTATTTGCTACTTTAGCTCCTATTGGTGGAATACTTTTTAGCCTTGGAAAATACAGAGGGACAATTGATTCGGCTTTAAAAAAAGCAGCAGAAGATATTAATAATATAGGCTCGAAGGTAAACGCATCAGATCATGATTTTACTCACTCACTCAATGATCTGAATAAGCAAATAGAAGGATTGTGTAAAGAATTCACAGGGTTGTCAAAATCAATTCAATACATAGAAAAAAATATGGATGAGTTGAAACAAGATTTTAAAAATGGGAGAGTCGCATGAGTGATGAAAAATTAGACAAAGAAGAAAAAAAAACTAATCCAAAACAAATATCTTTTTTTGCGATGATAATTTCTGGTTTATGGATTGCTGTTCTATCTTTAATAAAAGCATTTTGGGAAGTATTCGGTAAAATAATTAAACCACTTGAAGAAGTTAATTTTGGTTTAACGATGGGTGATATTGTTTTTTCCGGTGTCATATTAGCGGCTGTTTTTACACCGATATATTTTTCGATAATATTGGACAAAGTTAAAGAAATAAAACTAGGAGTGTAAAATGAGAGATGGAATACAAACCAATTTCAAACATGAAGCTTTAAGAAAATCAGGTTGTTATTTTTTTAGCCTACTTCGTTTAGCGGAATGTATTCTATTTAAAGAACAAGGATTAAAACATAATTTTACAGGATTTACCGATGACCAGATAATTGCATTATTTAATCAGTGCGTGGAAATCGGTTGGGTAGAAAAAGATTGTTTTATAGTCAATCCAGTTAAAGTTTTAAACCTTGCTTTAAATAGAGAAATGTTTACTACAGTAAGAAAAACCACTGTTGCACCTGATGGCGGTTATTTTATTACATACTTAAAAAAATCATCAAGCTCATTTCATTTTTTAATATTTGGAATTGGCAATTTTGTGGATTGGGATAGCTGGGAAGAAGATAATTACAAGACAGAAAAATACCCTATCGACAGCTATAGGGTTTTTAGTTAACGGAGGGTTAAAGTGAATGAAAAAAATCGTAGCGGTATTATTACTATTTGTGTTGCTCTCATCGCCATTATTCTGTGCGTCACCGTCTGCTATTTCGCCTTCAGACATGACAGACCAGGAAATAGTGGAGGAGCTGATCAATATACAAATTCAGCAAGAGAATACAATCAGTCAATTGGAGAATACCTCGGAAGAGAGGAGACAAGAATTGATTCAGAGGAACTTCGAATTAGAGCAGAGGAAGAACGAGTTGAAAGAGATGCAGAGGCAGAGAGATCTCTTCGGGAATCTAATAGACGAACAAGCGACCTACTTCAAGAGCTTAGAAAGAGGCATAACCCTCTGGAGAGCGACGACAGTAGTGTTCAGCGTTAGTACTCTGGTTTTAGTAATTATACTTATAGCGGATGGAAAGTGAAAAGATATTAGTTTGCTAAGTGGATTTTGTTAAAATTTAAGTGAAAAACTTTCAAATGAAAGTATCACTCACAATGTGAAATAGGAGATGAGTTATGGATAAAACATTACGGGAAAAAATAAAAGAATTAGAAAATCTAGGAATAGATGTTCATAATATCGAGCGAAGAGATTCATTAATTGGCGGTGGTATTAATTTTGAATTCTGGCTTAAAGACCAATCTCAAATTGAACAACTTCCGCAAGCCGGCGATTGGGCGGCAAACACTTCTACAGCTTTGATTGTACCAACTGGAATATTGTACGGGCTTAGCAAAGATGGTTGGGGGACAATAGGATAATGGATGTAATCGATCAGGTAATTTCAAAAACTTTTACCAAAAAAACAGCTTTGGAAAAAGGAGCTGTAAAAGGTGATCCCGGTCAACGTGGTTATTCTGCTTACGAAATAGCTCAACAGAATGGATTTACAGGGACTATTAAAGAATGGCTTGAATCACTTGAAGGCAAAGAAGGTAAACCTGGAAATGATGGTGATAAAGGTAAAAATGCTTTTGAACTCGCAGTTGAATGCGGTTTTAATGGAACTTTACAAGAATGGATAAAATCGCTTGAAGGAATCGAAGGACCCTCTGCTTATGATTTAGCTCTGGAGAATGGATTTGAAGGAACCGTTGAAGAGTGGCTAAAGTCTCTTAAGAAAGAGGGAGAACCGGGTAAACAAGGCGACCCAGGAAAGGATGGCAGAGGAATACCTCTTGACGGAAAAGCAGGGCAAATACTTTCAAAAAAATCTGATGATGATTATGACACTGAATGGATTGATAAGCCACAAGGAGGTGATTTTACTCCTAACGAAGACCAGCTTGCTGCCATAAATAGTGGAATAACAAGCTCCATTGTTGAGAAATTGAATAATTGTACTAGTGGTATTGTTAAAAAAGTAATAACCGCAAATGAGTGGAATGAAATGGTAAACGATCCCTCTCTTGCTGATGAGAATACACTGTATATTGTTATTAATTCAGTTGATGCAAAAATACCGGAAACGGTTTTCCATGTAAAACTAATTGATGATAATGGAGATGAATCATGATAGGTATAAAAGACTCAGAAACAGGAAAAATGGCAATAATAACTGACGGAGGAAATGCGAGCGAGACAGATCCTGTCTATTCACATGATAAACCTGACCTTGCTTTAAAAAGCGAATTACCAACAATAGCTAGTCTTGGTGCAGCGACAGCAGCGGATTTAAACGAAGAAACTCAAAAAAGAATCGAAACCGATTTTTATTTACAAGACGAAATTGACGAAGCAAAAGCAATAGCTATAGGAAGAGCAAGAGCTAAAGTATTTACTGATACTCAAGAAATGATTGAATGGCTTTCAATAGCTGCTAATTCAGAAACGCTTAATATAGGGGACAATCTTTATATAGTTGATAAAAATGAACCTGATTATTGGTGGGACGGATCAGCTGCTCAGGAATTAACTACTGAAAAAGTAGATTTAAGCGATTACTATACTCAGACGCAAATTAATTTATTACTTGAAAGTAAAGTCAATTTAACCGTTTTTAATACCATTATAAACGAGGTAAAAACGGATATAAATAGTAAAGCGAATGATTCGCAATCAGTAACACCAAGCACTGAAAACATAACTAAGTTTGGAACAGGTGCAATTTCTCAAACTATAAGTACTTGGTTATTACAGGTAGCGCAAAAAATTAACGGCATTATCTCAGCCTTTGCTAATTATTTACCGTTAAAACGTACTGAAATAACAGCTGCATTTAATTTTAACGACGCTGTTTCACCAATGCGTGGAATAAAAGGAACTACAAGTTACACACTGTCAAATGCTCCTACAGGTATGACAGCGACAACACCTTTTAAAATAAATGTAGATATTGTCGGAAATGTCGGAGAACAGCATATTTGGATTATGGGCAACGATAATATTTTTGGAGAAGCTAGAAGGTATATTACTTCCGTAAGTGGAAAAACTTTCGGAACATGGAGATACTTCTTGTGGACTACGGCGAACGCTGCTTCTACAACTCTCGCGACTTCTAGTTAGGAGATTGTATGCCTATAACACACAATGGCAGAAATACAGGTTCTCAAGATTTAACTACACGAACGCATAATAACAGAAATACAGGCGCACAGACATTAGCTCAGATTTCGCATAATTCAAGAAATACTGGTTCACAGCAAATTTTCCCAGGCACAGAAATTAAAATATATCTTGCAATACAATCTGATTATGGCACAGGTTTAGGTGGTTATATAACTTTTAAAAGGTCGTCCGGAGGAGGTATTGATGCTTCTTTTACTCCACAATCTTTTTATAATGCTTATGGTCCTTCGGATATTAAAAATAATTCACCCACTTGTATAGGCGGATATGTACAATTCCACATGACAAACGCTTTAACAGATAGTTCGGCTTGGTGTGATAAAATGTTGGAATGGGCAAAAAGTGAAAACATATTAGATAACGCTATAAGCAATGAAATATCTATAAACGTGGAATGGCGTGGAACATCTAACTATTACGGTGGTGGAGGTTATGTAGCGCAAAAGTTTAAATTCTCTTTCAAGAAAACATCTACGAAATTTGACACCGCAACTTTTACCGCAGATATGGGTGGCAACGGAGCTGCTTCTACTCCTAATCCCGGTCAATTTTACGTTAATGTATCGGGGTCTTAATGACACTACTAACGATTAATATAACCAATTCCTGCAATTTTAACTGTTATTATTGTCCAATTCCTACAAAATTCAAAGTTCCGATTGATACATATAGGAAAGACGTAAACTGTTTAGACTTAGAATCACTTGTCCAATGGATAATTATTAATTTTAATTCAAAAGATACCATTTTAGAAATAACAGGAGGAGAACCAACTTTAGTTAAATGGCTCAACGAATTTATAGAAATAATCTGTTCGCATGGTTACAGGGTTATCCTGAAAACAAACGGTAGTAGTAATATTTCAAAACGAAAAGGTCTAACTATCGTTAGCGCATGGCATATGCAACGACCTTTCCCGAAATGCTATGACGTTATCTGTATAATTAAAAATCCTTATGATAGTTGGGAAATAAAAGAACAATTATGCAAAGAGAAAAACATCCCGTATAAACTTGTAGAATTTTGCGACATACCTCACGGAGAAAACAGAGATAAAAAAGCCCGTGGCAAATTAACCGTTTTTAAAAAGATGGTTCATGTAAATTCGTCAGGACAAATTACAATGTGCAGCCGAATTAAACCTAATGAAAAAAAGACGATTTGGAATACATTTAACTTGATAGACGGTGAGACAATAAGAACACCAGATAATTCATGTAAAAACGTATATGATGTGGAGGTTTTCCTGTGATTATTATCGAGGAAGCTTTGAAAGGCAACTTTAGCTTTTTTATTTTAATATGCTGTATAATACAGATAGTCTTAATGGGAAGAAAAAATGAGTGATTTCATAATATTATTAGCCTTGTTTTTGGTTATTTTTGCTTGTTCTAATTTTAAAATAATTTATTGACTCCGTGCAGTTATCGTGCTAAATTAATCCAACTATTACAAGTATTACAGGTATTACAATAAAAAAAGACGAACAACAAGATACTATACTATAGTAAATACATACAGGGTAAAGAGTTATGAAAAATATATTCTTCTGTCTTCTAAGCTGTGGGTCGCAGGTCCGATTCCTGCCTCGATCATAATCCATCTACAATTTACATTCTCAATTTTTCGTGCAGGAGTTCTTTGAATTTAACTGCGGACTTATTACTTGGTTCCAGGGCAAGAGAGTTTTCGCAGTCGGCAAGTCCCTGAGGGTAATCGCCAATGTGGTAATATGCCTGTCCGCGCCTGAAGAGACAGAAGGATTGGTAAGGATGTATTTTTAATGAGAGAGAGTAGTCGTCTATTGCCTTGGAATATTGTTTTAGAACAGAATATACAACTCCTCTGTAATAGGCGGCTTTATAAGATTGTGAATCGTATTTTAATGAGTTTGTGAAGTCGTTGATGGCTTCTTCGTATGAGGAACAGGCGAAATGAGCCATACCTCGGTGTTTGTAGATGATAGAACGGATTGAATCATCCGGATCTAATTCTAATATTTTTGAATAATAATTAATGGCGTCGCTAAAACGGTTCTGGTTATGAGCGGAAAGCGCGTTAACAAGTAAGTCGTCTATTGAAGCGTCATAGCCGTTGTTAGAGCTAATGTCCTGCTCTGCCGCGGGAGAAACTGTTTTTGCCTGATCATCAGATTCAAATAAAAGATCGTCTGTAGATTCCTCAATTTTCTGGAAGAAGCTGCCGCGTCTTTTGTCCATTTCCTTTGTAAATTTTCTCTGGTAGCTTCTGATTTCCTGGAAAATAATATCCGCGAGAGACAAATTGGCGTTTACAGCCGCGAGTTTGCGTTTCATTGGCTCGTCAAAGGGGCTGAATTCCGCTTTATAAACAAGCTCATGCTCAACTTCAGCCCATGCATCCTGAAGGATGGTTCGTATCTGGATTTCAGCGATTTCTGTGCCGGGATCTCCGTGCTTTTTTATTAATTCGGGAGGTATTTTAATTAATATATGTATCGATTCATAGCCGAATTCTTTAAAATTGTAGTGTCCTTTTACCTCACGTTCAATTAAATTAAAATTCTTAATTATCAGTTTTTCGGCAGCGGAAAGATCTTCAATAAAAGGGCAGATAACCCTTACTCCCAAAAGGTCATTGATTTTTGGCTCCTGACCATTCTTTAATAGGCGTATGTATTTGGAAAAAAAACTGGCAAAATTCTTTATTCTGCCATTTACTACAGTATTGGAATCAAGGTCTTTTATAACATCGAGTACCATTTCTTTTAATTCATTAACAATTAAATAACGGCATTCAGCGTATTTTTCATATTCATTCAGCAGTGATTTTTGTTTCGGAGTAGAAGCTGCTGTATTTTGTTCGTTTCTCATATAAATAAATAATTAAAAAAAAGCTGTCTGAAACTTTTCAGACAGCTTTTTGATTGTAAAGGCTGGTGCCTTACAATATTTATTCTGAAGCTGACTCTTGCTCGCGATCAGGATGTCTGAACGGAAGCTCTGTAGCTTTTTTCTGCTCTTCGATGTAGCGAAGAACCTGGTTCTGACCAAATCTTTCCATTTCGAAGTTTTTGCGTTTTTCTTCGCGATCCTGGATGATGCCCCATATTGCTTCATCGTTGATATCTGTTTCTGATTCAAGAACCGCAAGGTCATAAATGATCGCTACGTCTTTGAAATATGTTACAAAGTCACCGCCCATCTTAGCAGCGTCGCGCTGGATAAGGAAACCGGCAAACTTAATAAACGGCGTATTAAAAGGATAGAGGGGAACAATTCTGATATCGCGGTTGCGAACTTCCTGCATATACTGCGGGTTTCTCCATACAAGCTCTCCCCAACCATCATATTCAAGGAAGCCCATGAACATTGATCTTTCTATGCCCATTCCATCAACAAGGATAGTTGTAAGACCATGAGGGAAGTTAAGACCATATGCGCGGACTTTTACTTCTCTGATAACGCCTACGTTCTTAATAACGCCGTAAGCAGGCTCGCCGTCTTCTTTAGCTTCAAAGCGGCTCTTTATGGTGGTTATACCATCGCTGTCATCCATTGGTTCGATAGCGCCGTCATCGCTGACATTGGTATTTTCATACGCTGGAATATCGAAGGGTGGTTTAATTAAAGCCCATGCGTTATACGGTTCCAGCGGGAAACTAACGCGTACGCCCATTACTGTATCAAATTCTTTGGATTTTGCTTCCCTTGTGAATGTAAGGCTTACCCTTTGAACATTCCTGGATGAAGACGAAAGAAGAACTTCCCAGTTCTGGATAGCAAGAGAGGACATCATAAACGCTTTTTGCTGTGGTGTAAAACTACCACCGGCAGCGTGGGAGAAATCCATTAATGTCCTACGATTTTGGTTAGGTTTATCGTTAGGATCATTCTCACTTAACTTTTTGTTAATATCCGCTTTAAGCAGAGAGAAGTCAATAAGAACTCCTTCCTCAGCAAAAACCGGACCCGCAAGCATCGCAATTACGACTAGAATGAGCATCTTTTTCATGTAAAGCTCCTTTAAAAACACTTCTTAAAATTAATTGT